ACTTATTGGTGTTTTAATATTATTCAATACCTCGTGAGAGCAACCAAGGGCGTTATCGCAGTGTTAAACGGTGGGCATACCGTATCCTTACTGCATTATATTTATCCGTCCTATTTGATACTCAAACAAGAGACTATGCTTATCCTTCCTTAGAGTCCGCACACTCGCTTTTGTTCATCTAACATAAGCATAGTCTCTTAAATATTAGTAGTAAAGACCTGGCTGGCATACCCTGGGCGGAGGATTAATACACATGTGGTCCAAAGCAATGTATGCCAAGAATTAATATTTGATAACAGCATAAAAACTCTTTTTATAATAATATGATAAGTTCGTTTCAGACCCATGAACGAATGATTTCCTAGCTAAATACCATTGCCTGGCTGGAAGTTGCAGGAGTTATCAAAAAGAATTAGGCGAATAAACCAATTTGCCTCTAATGGGCCTGATAAGTTAAATTTGGTGTTGCTTATCAGGCTCACTCTTAATAAACACCAGAGAAAAGGATGTCATATATGGCAAGCGACGCAAAATTCTACCTAGATAGCTATACAAGAGGTAGAGTAACACAACTTAATGTATCAGATTATGCTACATTAGGTGCTTTATTAGAAGCAGAAAACATTTCAATGGCTAATGCTGTTATAATGTTTAAAGATAAAAATAGTAATCCTAAAGCTGTAGAAGCTAATACTTCTATAGAAGACGGTGATACTATTGATATTCAAAATGCCTCTAATAAAAGTGGCAAATAGTAATTAACCTTTAAAAGAGAGAGTTACGGCTAAAACCACCATCCGTTAAAGCCTCATGGGCAAGTCCCGTGGACGAAGCGTGGTCTCTCTCTTTTAATACAAGAGAAAAGAGGTAAAAATTGAAAGAACAACTAATAGAATTATTAAATGTAATCTTCAAAAGAGATAATGAAGCTATTACTCATATAGTAGATAAGTTTGATTATAAAGAAGAAGATTATACAAGACCACCTGAAAATGTAGAACAATTTATAGATGATATGATGTATCAAAATAATGCTCCAGAAGTAAATTGTGAGTTCAGTCATGGTCATATTCATACAGAAGAAACTAGAAGTAATGGCTTAAAACTACCAGAAGGTACTGTTGAGCTATGGTTTAAGTTCTTCGATGTAAGAACAAGAAGAAAGAAAATATTTAGAACAGGTGATTATTATATGAGATTAATAAACACAGGTTTTGATAAATGGAGCTGGTTATTTTATATTAAAATGCCAAAAGTAGATGGCGAATCACTTATAACTGAATATGTTTTAGCACAGCATCCTCATATAAGCAGAGGCCAAGCTTGTCTTGCAGGTATGGAAACAGGTATAAGAGCATCTATAAATAACTATAATTTCAATGGATTTTTATGGAGAATGAGAACATTTTTAAATTCATGGAATTTTAGAAGTCCACATCATAATCCTGAAAGATTTGAATATCCTAAGATATTTAAATATGATGATGTTAAAACAATATTTGATAAAGCAGGAGAAAGTCAAACTCGCATAGTTAATATGAATGCATGGTCATTAGATAATAATAATATAGGTTATCAATTTGATTCATTAATGCTTACTTCTGCAAGAAAGAAAGAATACGACCCTGAACCTGTTTCTAGAGTTATGTATCATTTATTTGTAGGAAGTTCTTATTTAAATGGAGATAGTTTAAATTATGGTCAAGTAGGTCAAACGCATATAATACTATATAATTTAGCTCATTGGATAGAAGAGCATATAGATGATACTGAAGGATTAACTATGAAAGAATTGTTAGTTCTTGCTCATCACATGCTTCATAACTTTTATCATAAAGCTAAAATAGTATCTAGAAATATAGAAGGTACATGGACAGATAATCATAGTAGAATGTCATCAAATTGGTATAGAGCTGTTGAATCTTGGTATCATTATAGAAATAAATATACAGAGAACCCAGAAAGATTTTCTCATAATAATTCTTCTTATTTATGGTATTTAAATAAACAAGTTGATAATCCAGGAAGTTGGGAAGTATGTAGAAACTTGATTCAAGAAATACATGATATGAGAGACAGAGCTGAAAGTCATAGAAATGACTTAGAATATGATGAACCATCAATAAGAGCTATTAAAAGAAACTTATTTAATGAATTTACAGGGATTTTCAAAGATTTAAATGACATTGAATTTGAAAATGAAAGTGAATTTATAAGATGGGTTAATAACTGGCAGCTTGATTCAAATGAATGTAATAACATAGATGATGTAATGAATAAATATCAAGTAAGATTTTTAGAAATAAAGAAACTTCTTGATGGAATTTACAATCAACTCATAATAGAATATCACGAAAAAGAGCTAAGGAGGCTTACAAATGGCAAAAAACGAAAAAGTAGTGTGCAAATTGACACTCTCAATTTATAAGAAAATAAAACATCTTATATCACTATATCCAAAAACAGAATGGTCTGGTGTAGCATTTTATAATAAAATAGAACCAGATAAATATGGTTGGACAACTAATTGGGAGCTTGTAGCATTTTATCCTATTGATTTAGGTAGTAGTGCAGCAACTGAATTTAGTGGTGAAGACCAAATAGAAATGATTCAAAAAGCATATGCTAAAAATCCAAAACTTAAAGAATGTTATAAAGGTTTAATACATAGTCATCATACTTTAGGTGGTGGAGCATTTTTTAGTGGAACTGATAGAGGGCATATGGAAGAAAACGCTAATCAGGTAGGCTATCCATCATTAGTTGTAGCTGATGATTCTACTGGTAGTCCATTTGCATTTTCATTTAGTTGGGTAGACCAATTAGGTAAAGTACATTGGACTGAAGAAGATGACGGATGTGTAAAGCTTGATTATACAAGTTACAAACCTTCTGGATTATTTCAAGATTGTTTAAAATCATTAAAGAGTCAAGAAAAGAAAGTTACAACTTCTTTAACTTATTTTAATGGTCGTCAAGGTAGTTTATTTAATACAGGTTTATATAATAGAAATAGTATATATCAACCAACTACTAATGAATGGACTGATGATTATTCAGATGATATAAAAGATAAAAAGTATCAAAAATATCTAAAAGCATTTAGAAAAGCTGATGCTGATTTCTTTAATTCTGATTTAAATAATGACCCTGATTATGATAAGAAAAGACAGAAAGCTGTTGATACCGAAGCTAGACTTGATGCCTATTGTGTAGAAAAAGGCTATAATCAAGAGATGGGATGGTTATAAATGGCAAAAGATACAATAGAAATACCATTTGATTCTTTTAAAAAGCTGGTAAGAGCATTTGGTGAAGAATTGTTTAAAAGAAGCCCTGATGCAGATAAAGCAACAGAACCTCTTGATATGCCTTTTCTTGACCATATGCTTGAATTACAATTAAAACATACTTTAAAAAAATCAAAGGAGAAATAAATGGCAGATAGATTCTTAAGAAATAAGGACTTGATTGACCAAAAGAATCTTGATGAGCTTACAATTATAGGAGCTGGTGGTGTAGGTAGTGCACTTATACTATCAGCAGCTATAATGGGCTTTAAAAAGATTCATGTCTGGGACTTTGATGTACTTGAAGAACATAATTTGAGTACAACTATGTATCCAGAGAGTTATTTAGGTGAATCAAAGACAGAAGCAGCTAAAGCTATGGTAAAATACTTTGGTTGTGATACAAAAATAATTGAACATGATAAGTTTGGCTATATGGATAGCTTAACACCATGTACAATGATGGCTCCAGATAATATGGAAGTTAGAAAGATGGTATATATGAATTGGATACGTACACCAAACAGGAAAGTTCTTGTAGATGGACGTATGGGTGCATTGTCAATGGATATTCACACTGTTGACGCACTTCATGACAGTTATATGAGTAACTGGAAACCAAGTAGAGATATACCTGATTTACCTTGTACTGCAAAGCATACAATATTTACAGCTAACATAATAGCTGGCATAATGTTGTCACAAATATTTAATGTCTTGCATCAAAGGTCATACTATTCGTATATTTGGAAGTCGTTAGCACCGTATATGACTAAAGAGTACGGTAAAGTAAACCCGTTAATCAAAATGGAGAATAAAAGTGATAAAGAAACAGAAACGCAAACCAGTGTCTCTAAATCCGAAAATTCTTCTAATGTATGGAGCTCCAAAAGTAGGTAAAACTACTATGCTCTCTAAATTAGATGATTGTCTGATTATTGACACAGAAAAAGGTACGAATATGCTAGAAGCATACGTACAAGAAGTAAATAACCGAGAAGAGTTAATCCAAACTCTTAAAGATGCTATGGAAGGTCACGAATTTAAATACATAGCTATAGATACTATTGATAAAGTTGTAGAATGGGCTGAAAAAGCTGTTTGTACAGAGTATGAAGTAGCATCTATTGCTGATTTAACATTCGGAAAAGGTTATGCGTTAGCTCGTGAGAAAGTAATGAATACTATCAATGCTTTTAGAGACTGTTGCGACCATTTAATTATCGTTGGACATAGAAAGGTTGCAAGAGCAGTTGTCGATGGCAAAGCTATTGTAGAACCTGAATCTTTAGATATAACTGGTAAGCTGAAGAATCTGATTATGTCAGATTGTGATGCTATCGGTTATGTCTTAAGGGAAGATGATAAACTAATGGTTTCATTTAAAGCAGATGAATCTATAGAAGCAGGTAGTAGATGTGAACACTTACGTGGCCAATGTATTGACTTTGATTGGTCTAACATATATAAAAAAGAAAGTGAAGGTAAATAAATGGCAATATTCAGGCCGCAAGGAAGTAGTTCTTCTGGAAGTAATTTTTATGGAATGTGTAACATAGCTATTTTAAATTTTGAAGAGAAATCTTCAGAATATAAATGGGCTGATATATATCTAGACATAGAAATAAAACAAGAAGGTAGTGATTATACTAAACAATTAAGAATAGCAGGAGACTTAGAAAGAGATACCAATGGTAAAATTTCAGGTGGTTCTGTTCTTAAAAGAATGTATAATTTCTTTGATATAATAGGTGAAAAAGCAGGATTAACTGTTGATGGTAAATGGGAAACAGAAGATGGTGAAGAAATTCATGATATAGCTAAGTATCTAAACCAAAAACATTCTGCTAACATTATGCCAGGTACAGACCCTGACTTTAATTTTATTGCTTATGTATATAAAGAAAAACCAAAAGAAAAAGGTGGTAAAGTCTATACTAGAGTATTCCATAGAATACAAAATAATGACGATAAAGGCCGCTTACAACTTGAATCAGATGTTAAATGGTTTAAGAATAAAGGTTTTCTAAAAGAAGCAACTGAAGAAGAAACCTCAACACCAAAACAAAATGTTGAAATGTCTTCAGAAGGTATCGGAAATTTATAGTGTTTGACTATATTGAAATAGCAGTAGGCAGTCCTCGTCACAGAGGGCAGCTTATTGCAAAGTCAGATTTAGTTAAATATATAAATCATGATACTCCACTATTTAGGTCAGTTTATTTATATGATAAATCCGCTATAGATTATGCCGAATCAAACGGTGGACTAAAGAATTACTTTGGTCAAAGAGCGATAGATTGGATATTAATAGATATAGATAAAGGTGATAATAGTGATGAATACACATTAAATAAAGCTAGAAAAATAATAACAGATATTGATGATATGGGAGTAGATATAAACTATTCTATACAACCATATTTCAGTGGTAGTGGTTATCATTTAGCTTTACCTAATAGTGTATTTAACTTTCCAAGTAGTGATAATATACATTACTTGGTTAAAGGGACTCTTAAATCTATTTTTGGTGACATAATAGATAGTTCAATATTTATGAGAACAGGTATATATCGTGTTCAACATACAATAAATAAAAAAACTGATTTGCATAAAATACCTTTAACTGTACCAGAAATCTTAAATAAAGATGTAAAATGGATAAAGGAATTAGCAGAAACTCCAAGAATCGAATTTGCTTATAGTGAATTAGTAGGGAATGGAGAGCTAGAAAGCAAAATCGTTAATAGAGCCCCTAGAATGACCCAAATACGAAAAGTAGTTGAACCAAAGGATGTTATACCATGTGTACAAGAAATGTTGACAAATGGGCCCCAAGAGGGCAATAGAAACCAAACGCTTATTAGAATAGCATCACATTTCTATAGACATGGAATACCTTCAGAATATGCAAAAACCGCTATTTTACACTGGAATAATAATAGTTTAAATGAAAATAGTGTGGTCGAAAAGGTTGAGTATGTTTACAATAGAGGGTATAGATTTGGTTGTCAAGATGAGATAATGTTAAAGCATTGTAAGACTAGATGTATACATTTCAAAAGAAAAGACTACCTTATAGACATCCTTAATTCAGATGATTTACAACAAGAGTTAGAGAAACGAATGTCAGCAGATTTTGATGGACGTTCAATACCTCTTGCTGAAATGTTAGGAGTTAAAGGCTCGGATACAGAAATATATCCAGGCGAATTAGTAACAGTATTTGGGCCTACAGGCTCAAGTAAAACAACATTAGCTCAATGCTTAGCATTAGGTGTTGATTTTGCTAATGATGATATAAATACTGAATGGCAAATTCCTACATTGTATTTATCTTTAGAATTATCTGCTTGGTACATGCATAGAAGAAATATGCAAATAGTATCAGGATTGACAAAAGAAGAAATAAATGACAATCCTAAAAAAGTATACGAAGAACATAAAGATAAATTAAATCATATGGTTATTCAAACAATACCTCCAAACCTAGAACAAATACAAGCAAAAGTTAAAGAGTTAAGACCAGCATTAGTTATAGTAGACTATATTGATTTAGTTGAAACTCCACCTCATGTAAGGGGAGAGTACGAACAAATCAAATACATATCACACTCGCTTTCAAGTATGGCTGTTAATAACGATTTAATAATAATTCAGGTATCCCAAGTATCTAGAGAATACTCTAGAAATGAGGCATTAGATTTATATGCTGGTAAGGGTTCTGGTGCAATAGAAAACGCATCACGTAAAGTGATAGGCTTAAATGGTCAAGCTAATTCATCTGAAAAGTCTTTAGAAGTATTGAAAAATACTGATGGGGAACTATTCAAAACTGATTTAGAATGGCAACCAAGCTTCAGGTTAAGGAGAAAACAATGATAAAGTTCAGTTCAAATAAAGGTGTACTTATAGATACAATATCTGTTACAATAAAGATATGGAAACTATATTTCGCTATTTATTTGGGAAAGGAAGGCGCAAATGCCGAAGAAAATAAACAGAAACTCAAAAACATCCAAAAGTCGCAAAGTAATGATGCACTTGCTTAAAGGTAAAACTTTAAATCAAGCACAAGCAGCAAAACTTTTCGGAGCTTGGAGATTGTCAGCAATTATATTTAACTTAAGAAAAAAGGGTTTTGACATTATCACAACTCAAAATTCAAGAGGTATATATAAAGGTTTCGGGAGATACCAAATGACAAAGACACCTACTGGTCAAAGGATAAAAGCAAGCTAGCATGAATCCAAATTCCATTAGGAAGTCGCGTAGTCCTAAAGAGTGGGAAACGAAGTTTATGCGTAAGCTTCGTCCCGCTCACGGGACACATGCTAAAAGAATGTTTCATAGGTTAATGAAAAAGTCTTCTACTTTAAAATCTTCATTGAAGAAAAGAAGTAAAGAATATGAAGTCAAATTTAGTATATCATTAACAGAAATAAGAGAAATGTTATATTTAGCATATAGTAAACCTTGCAAGTATTGTAAAAAGAAACTTGATGTAACTAATATGGTTTGTGACCACAAACATCCTATATCAAGTGGAGGAGGTTCATTTAGAAAAAATCTTCAAATGATATGTGCGTCTTGTAATACTAAAAAAGGTCCTTTAACAGATAAAGAATATAAAATATTCTTAAAATGGATTAAAAAACAAGATACAAGAGTACAGGATTACATATTAAGGAAACTTGCAAAATCAGATGTATTTAATTAGGAGATATAATGGCATTAAATGATAAGCAAAGAAAGAAAATGAGAGATATAAATAACAAAAAGAAACAAAGAATTTTAAAAGCCACTGATAATGGTCGATGTTGGTGGCTTTATCAAATGTTAACATATAACCCTAGATGCAGGACTACTCAATGAAAAAATTAAACAGATTTAAAAGATTTCTTATAAATATACTTTGGAAATTAGGTGTTAAACCTAGTAAATTATCGATACTCTTTAAAGTATCAACAAGGACTATTTATAGGAACTTATGGAAATAAATAACTGTTTACAATGTGGTAATGTCGTTTCAGGTAGCGACTGTGGATATTCATGTATGGCATGTGGCTACAGCGAAACTTGAAGCGATATTACACCAAGATTGAGTTCAATCAAAGCAACAGGGGTTAGCAAACAATGGGTTAGGAGACTCAATGAAAAAGATGCTAATAGACGATTACATAAAGAAAACGAAAATAAATAGACACGAAGGTGCAGGACGTTGGTATTCTCAAGGAAAAAGCGGTAACTGGAAACCTTCAGTTACAACAATCATAGGAGAAACTTGTTCAAAAGGTAAATTCTTTGATGAATGGCTAATGAAAAATGGTTTAAATGCAATTAATCTTAGAGATGAAGCTGCAGAAAGAGGAACAGCTGTTCATGAAAATATAGAACTTTTATTAAACAATGAAGAAATTGTTGTTGATAATGAATTTATCCAAAAATCACTAATGTCTTTTGAAAAGTTTTATAACGAACAAAAGCCTAAGGTTTTTACCCAAGAGATATTTCTATATCACAAGGATATGCCCTGGGCTGGTACACCAGATATAATAGCAGAAGTAAATGGTAGTTTATCTATCATAGATATTAAAACTGGTGATTATCGTAAAACTCACGAAATACAACAACTTATGTATATGGATTTATGGAATAAGATATTTCCTGAATGTCCTATTCAAGATATATATGGATTATATACTAAAGGTAAATGGATAAAAGAACCTAACTACGGATTTAGAAAGTTTGATTCAAGAACAAAAATACATCATAAAGTATATGATTTATGGTGCTTTTTAAACTTTCCGTATGGTAAACCTAAACCAAAAAGTAAACCTAAGCTTAAGGGGGTATTTAGACTTGGAGATACAAATAATGGAAAAAGCATTGACGAAATGCTGTGAAAGAGTAAGAGAGCTGGCAAAACAAGTTAGCTCTCTTGAAAAACAACTAAAAGGTGAAAAACAGCTTAGAAAAAAAGCTGAAGACTATGTAAAAGAAGTCGAAGGTTTTTTAAAAGAAAGCATAAACAAGGAGATAAACGATGAGTAGAAAAAACTCAAAAGGAAAACCTACTAGAAAACAAATAGATAATTCTATATCTAACATAATTCAAACTATTCAAATGTTTGGGCAAAAGTTAGATTATTTAGAAGGTTATGTTAAATCAACAGAAATAGCTCTTGACTTATATACAAAAATGCAAGGTAATCAAAAAGAATTTATTGATTATATAAATGAGTATAAAAAGAAAAGAGATGAGGCTTTAGCAAAACAAAAAGAAGAAGAAGCTAAAAAAGAAGTAGTAAAAGAAGAAAAAACTTCTTAAATTAGTACATGGACTTTTGTGATAAATGTGGAGAAGAGATAAATAACTTAGAACCTTGTTTTAGGTTAGCTTATGGCTTTTCTCATGAGGGGGATTTTATACAAGATAGTTTCTTAATGATTCATTTAGATTGTATATCAGATGACATGCTTTTAACTAAAATATTAGAGCATATAAAGAAAAACTAAACCTCTTCTTCACTGCTTAAAAAGTCTTTTATTCTGTCATAAGCAAAATCACGTGCTTCTTTTGATTTATCATAAGACCACCTAGCAGCAGGCTCTAAAGCTTTACCAGCACCATAAAGAGCAGAACCAGCAATAGCTGTACCTCCTATACCTAAAGCAGTTCTACTTGATATAAATTGAGCTTTTTCTAAAGGATTTAGAGGTCTTTTCATACTCTCTGTATATAATCTATAGTAATCTTCAACAGCTTTATTAAATTTTACACTATGTCTAGAATAAGCACTCATCGGTCCTCTAGCATCCTCAATAGCTCCACCCTTTAACCTTCCTTTAGTAGGTCTACTTAGCATACCAAATCTTTCTTTAGCATAAGGAGAAAAGGCTTGAGTCTCAGCTATACCATACTTACCTGTATCAACAATATCATCTAATTGAGCATTTAATTTATCATCATTAAATAGTTTTTTATTATAAACAGTTTCTTTTCTAGGGCTTCTTTGAACCCACTTTTTAGGAACTTTGTCTGGGTTAATGATAGGAACATTTTTATATTTAACATTTTGAACATTTAATAATGGAGTCTTTCTAAAATTAGCCCATTTATCACCTTTTAATTTCATTATCTCTATATCATAAACATCAGTACCAAATATACCAACCTTACCTTTATGTCCATGTTTAGCAGTTTCATTAAATACAAGGTTACCATTAAATCCTCCCCAATGATAATTACTTTTACGAGATGGACTGAAATTAACCAAAATAGAACCTTTATCTTTTGTTCTATGTAAAGCAACTTTATATGTTTTGCCTTCTAAAACCATATGTCTTTCACCTGACTTAATTATTTTATCATAACCTCTTTTTTGAAAAAATCTTCCTAACTTTTCTAAATGAGCACCTTGTTTCATAAGGCCTGCTTCATGAGCAAGAAAAGCTATTTTAGCTTGACTACTAAACTGAGCATCAATAACTGACTTTTGCATAGCAGAATGTCTAAAATTAGCAACATTAAGAGATTTAGTACCTTTATGAATACCTTTTAATTTAGGAACTAAACCTTGGTTCCATTTATTTAAAGCTATTTCACCAATTTCTCTATCTTTTATTCCCATTTTTTTAAATAACCTTCCAGGAGCTTCCCCACCAACACCATATTTAGTATAATTAGCCTCATGTTTTATAAGGTTATATAAATCCATTTTTTTTGCTTTTGATAAACCATGTATTTTAACTTGTTGAGCAAAAGCGTTATGCATAACACCAAGTTCTTGTTTACCTAAAAAGGTTATTTGTTTTGCAGCTTCTTCAGTTAATTTAGGGTTTTGTAAGACACCTTTGGAATCTCTCCATACACCCATATTTTTATTTACCCAGCTATTTCTATCTCTTAACACCATAGAATAACCTTTAAATATTCTATCTAAATCCTTTTTTTGTCCAGCACCAAACCCATATTGTTTATAAGCACGGGTTAATTTTTGATTAAAAACTTGTTGAGTAGCTGGTTTTACACCTCTAAAAAACTCATTACTAAAAGCCCCCATTTTACCAAGTTTACCAACCCCTTTTCCATAAAAATTAGGAATCATTTGCTGCATACTAGTAGCAATACGTTGAAAAGCTCTACCTTTTCCTAATAAAGCTATAGAACCTAAGCCTAACATAGTAGATAAAATTGGATTCTTTTCTACCCAATTACCAGTACTCTTTATTTGGTTTTCAAAATTCGCAACAAGCGGACTTGACAACTCTTTCATTTTACTTTCAAAATCAGACATTATTTACCTCTAGGATGAAATGTTTCACCCTTTTGTATTTGTTTTTTTAATGCAGTTAAATCACCTAATGGAAAGCCCATTAACTTTTCTAATAATCTATTTGGATTTTCTATAAGATTACCTTTAGCCAATGGAGAAACATCTCTTACCATTCTACCAAAAGGAAGCATTGTGTATACATGATAATTAGCTAGTTTTTCATAATCATTATCTAAAAATGCTCTTAAACCTGCAACTGGAAGCCTCATAATAGGAGGAGTAATCATTTGTAATGGAGCTATAGCAGTAGGCCAAGTTCCAAAGAAAGCTTTATTTCTTTCATTCTCATCACCAAATACCCATTCAGAGGTATCTTTTAACCAGTTATAAGGAGCAGGTAAAGCACTATCAAATAAACTATAAGCAAATACATTAGCAAGAGCTAATACAAATAAATCTGTTTGCATAGTTCTTTTAAATCTTTCAAACTCAGCAGTACCTCTTCTGTAACCTCTAACTTTAGCTTCCCTATATACATCATTTCTAAACCTTACAGCATTCCAAGACCATAATTGAAATCTTGTCATAACTTTACCCAGAGCTGTTCTGGCAAACGAAGGACGATAAGGAGCACTATATAAAAACTGTGTAGCCTTAACTCCTTTTTTAGCTAATTCAACTAAAAATGGATGGTCTGGATTCTTTATTGCTCCACCAAATCTTTCCCAGGCTTTTATATAATGAGCCATAAAAGCATCTCTACGAAGAGCACGTTCTGGAACAGACATAAATTTAGCAGCTTTTGACATAATGCTTTCACTAACTTTATGCTTTCTATTTATATCCCTTAAAGTTTCTTTACTCATTTCACCTGTTGCAGTAATCTTTTTAGATATATCAGCAATAAAGTTTTTAACATTAGCAGCCTGAGCTTCTCTTCCTAATCCAAGTTCAGCTACAATAAACTCAGGTAACACACCATGTTTTACTACAAAGGCATCAACATCTTTTAAAGACTTCCATTCTGGATTTATTTTTTGTAGTTCAGATACACTTCTTGCTTTTCTTAAATATTCTAAACCTGTTGATTGAATTGTATGTAAAGAACCACCAAATATATTTGCTACAGCAGATTTAGGATGAGCAAGTAAAGACATTAACTCAAATTTAGCCTCTAAATTAGACCAATGTCTTATATCATTATAATCAACTCTTTCTAAGTCATGTTTAACTGTAAGTAGATTTTTGCCTCTTAAACCTAATTTTTTAGCTATTTTATTAGCTTTATCTTTTACATTGTTATCAGCCCACCAAGCATAAGGTGTACCTTTAACCTTCATTTTAGGGTCATTTAATATAAAGTCAGGTATAATACTAGGACTTCCCATAGATTCAGATATATAAAGCTTTAACCAATTCTGCCATCTAGTTAATAACGATGTTTTATCACCATAATCTTTTATTTTATGCCACTCATGAGGTTTAGACATGGCTTTTTTAGTAAATTTATTTAATAAATCACGTGACATTATTTGTGAAAACTGTTTATAATATGTATTTACTTGGTTACGAGTATATGTTTCAGCAGCAGCTGCATCAATAGACCAGCCTCCTACATGTGCCATACGACTATTCATAGAACCTGTCATTTGATTAGCATTATCAAAAGCAGCTATAGGGTCGCTTCCTTCTCTGGTTTTTATATTCTCAACAGCTTTATCAAATAGTTCCCAATTTTCAGTCCCAGTCATCCAATCACCAGTAAGTGTTTTACTTTTAGTAATAAGTTTTTGAATTTGGATAAGCTTTTCTTCCTTTGACATAACATTTTCAGGAAGATTTTTTATATAGTCATGGGCTCTCTGAAGAGCATCTAATGCTTTTGATTTACTAAAAAATAAATGAGGATAATAACCTTTTCTAATTCTACCAACAGGATTTATTTTAAATTTTAAAAGTTTAGTTAAAAGTTTTTGATTACCCATTATCTTAGCTTGTTCAATCATCATAGACCTAGATAAATGCCTTAAAGGAGTTAAACCATATTTAAGAGGTATACCCTCACCTTTATTAAACGACTTCATTACATCTTTAACAAAAGCTTTATGGTCTATTATAGGTTCTTGTTTATTTAAATCATAAAAACCTATAATGTATTTATCCATTGCACCTGGCTCACCTTCAATTGTCTTATACATTTCAGCAAAATGACTATCATATACTTCTTTTACTTTTTCAACAATTTGTTTACCAGTTAAGGTCTCTCTTTGGCCTTCAGAGTTTGTTACAATATATTCTTTATCTCTTTTATTATTATAATCACCATCTTTTAATTCTTGTTTATATTTTTTTCTATACTCATCTGCTTGTATACCTTTTAATTCATTAGGTATCTCTTTACTTCCAAAAATTCTATTTACTTCAGAAACTTCTGCTTCTGCAACAGCTATTCTCCTTAAAGCTTCACCATCTTTTATTCCATCTAAAAATGCTAAATGTTGTCTTAATTGACCAACTAATCTTTCACCTTCTTGAACACCTTGTTCTGACATTCTTCCAAGAATATTTTGAGCAGCTTCTATTACATTTGTTGGTTTTCTTACATCACCTTCTACAACTTCACCACCTTTTTTCTTAAACAAACCCTTACCTTTTAAAAACATTATATCGTATTTCATCATTTCTCTACCAACAGTAGCTGGGAATTGCCACCAATAACGCTTTCTCATATCAGGAGTTTTTTCACCAAATAGTTTTTGCCATATAGTCCCTCCTCTAACTTCTTTAAAATAAGCATTCATATCAGCAAAGTCTGCTAAATTCATAGCATTTAAATCTTTTTCAAACATACCTCTAGTTAAAGCATTTAAATCTTTACCTAATTTATTATTATAAAACTTTAAATTTTCAGCAAGCTCTGTTATTATTTGTCTCTTTTCAGAACTTAAAACAGATAAGTCAGCTTTTTCTAAACCTTCAAAACCAGAGAATATTTCATCTATTTCAGTACCTTCAACTTTTTTATCAATAAACGATTCATTGACAGTACCTTCTTTAGTTTTATTATTAACTTCAGAATCAAGTTCTGTAGGTTTTTCCCAAGTCTTTTTCATAGATTTTGAATATTCACCAAAAAATTCTTGAACAACTTCGCTACTAACTTCTTTTGAGTTTAAACCTAATTTAGAAACACTTGTTTTTGCATCTTTCATTTTTAAATGATGCATTAAATCTTCATATAATGGGTCATCTTTATATCGTTTTCCCCACTTCTTATCTAATTCATTTATTTTTTCTATAGCACCTCTTCTAAAAGAATTTAACATAAGTATATCAGTAATCTTCTTCTCAATAGGAGTTAATTTTTCTTTAAAAGATTTTAATGCCGCATCTATTTCTAGCTGGTCTTTTAAAGCTGAAATATCTTCAACAGGTTTTTCTATTTTACCTTTTGGAAAAACTTTCTTTGTTTCTTCTTTTCCATACACTTTTTCATGAGTCTTTATCAAATCATTCCAAAACTCTCTAAATTTAGGGTCAGTTCTATCCATACTATAAAAAGCTTCCATTAATTCTTTTCTACCTTTAGCCATTAAATAACTATCTTTTTTTAGCTTTTCAGTAAACTTATGGATTTCTTTAAACTTATTAGAGTCTATTTGGTCAAAATATTTAGATAACACTTTAAAAGATACCATATCTGTAAAATCATTTATAACAAAATCTTCAGATAGATTTCTTAACTTCTCAAGTATTCTTTTTCTTTCAAGTATATTTTTATATGTGTTATCTTTTAATTCTCTTGCTGTTAATTTATGAGCAAAATATGTTCCTTTTATTGCATTAACAAATTTAGGATAACTTTTTGATATAATATCTATAGCAGCATCATTCCATAAAAGATTGTCTTTTACATTTTTCACATAAGCATTAGGTTTAACTGTGGCAGTAAATCTTCCTAATGCCTTTATTAAATCAGGGTATTTAGCTACTAAATCCGCATGATTAATATAACTTTCTTCTAAAGAACCTGTTTTTATTCTTCTATAAACAGAATCAGAATAGTCTATACCATTTGCAATTTCAGCTAACTTAGGCAACATAGTATTTTTTACATTATCATTTGGCCACATAACTTTGTTGTTTATACTTTCAGTCATAGTATTTATTTCATGCATATTAAATGCTCTATCAGAAGACCAGTTCCTACTAAACATTCCTTGATTCATTTTTCTTATTGAATTATACATACCATTATAAGATAAATCATCAAAATCACTCTCTGTTAGTCTAATTTTTTTACCATTTTTTGCTACATCAAAATAAGCATCGTATAATTTAGTAAACCATAATTTATGATTTTTTAAACCAGCTTCATCTAAAGGGTCAGAAGAAAATGCTATCATTGAAGATGCTAATTTTCTAGCTCCAGTTACATCTTTTTTAGGTGTTATGACATATTTATCTTTATTTTTTGTAAAAGTTTCCTGACCTTTTTCAAGTAAAGCATTATGAAAAGCTTTTAATAATTGAACATTATTAGAAGCAGAACCTAACTGATTTCTTCCATCTCTAGCTCTTTCTGAAATCATTACTCTCCAACCTGGCATATATTTCCATACTGCACTATCTCTTACTTTAGGGTCTATACCAGTTTCTGATATACTATCTTGAATTGTTAATTCTTTTCTAACTTTTTCATTCTTATTATCATAAGTGTATTCTTTTTTATTGTCATAAAACTCTTCTTTATTTTTAAACCAAGCATCTTTCCATGATTTTTTAAATCCATCTCCTTTTCCACTTTTTCTTCCACCAAAAAAGATATGAGCTTCATCACCATCAAGGTCAGCACCGCCTTCTGCTTTCATAGCTCTGCCATGCATTAATACGCCATGGCCTTTTCTTCCAGTAAATCCTTTAAACTTTAATACTTGAGCACCACTAGTAGAATCCATAGGAACACGAACAGTAAGAGCTCTCATTACCTCTTCTGCATCTTTTCTAAATCTCCAATTTTTTCCCTTTTTATTATAAGCATACCATAAGTCGCCTAAAGTAGTTTTTTCAAACCCTTTTATATGAGTATCTAATTTTAACGCTCTATAAGCTTCATCTAAATAAAATATATCATCTCTAGTATTTAATTCAGGAAACTTTTGTTGCATCCATTTATCATAACCTCTCATACGAGCAAGAGCTGAGTTCTTTATTTTAGGTTTAGCTAAGTTCTCCATTATATAGTTTCTTATAACTTGCACCCTAAAAGGCCTTATATATTTATGTAATAAAACTGGAGTTATATCACCTTCTTTTCCTTTTATTTTTTGCTTTACAGACCAAGCTTTTGTTTCTTTTATAAGTCTATCAGTACCAGAATTAAATTCAATTAGATTATTGTCAATTTCAGTCATTCTTTCTTGACTCATCTCTCCAGAAGCAACCATTTCTCTCATAGCTTCTCTATTAAATTTCATTAGTTTTGCATATGCTAGTTCACTAAACTCACTATGTCCATGCTTTATAGCATGTAATAAGTTATCTATTCCTATATTTTCCATATTATTTAAAATAACTTCTAAATCTTCTTTTCTTGGGTTATTTAGATAATCATCTACCATCTTATTATATTTATGTTTACCAACAAATCTATTATAAATAGTTTCTGTAAAAAAATCATTTATCATTTCATTAGAAAATTCTGAAAAAGCATTTTTCCCCATAGACATAAACAACTGTTTAGGTATACGTCTTGGGTTTAACATATGATGGTCTTGTAAAACTGAATAATTGTATTTTACATCTTTAACAGGAAGTAAATACTCTATAGCATCTAAAGTTAAATTACCTTTTTTGTCTACACTATAATTACCTACTTCTCTTTTCCCAGTTTGTTTTACTGATGACTCTTGCATAATAAAATGTAAACCTTTTTTTTGCATAGATTTTGTAGCTGTAGGACCAGCTGAATGCATCATATATTTACCTAATAAAGCACCTAATACTCCATCTGGGCTTGTTATAAATGATTTATTTTGTCCAGAAGGAGGTTGTCCAGCATCTGCATTTAAAGCGTCAACAACATCATCTCTTACTATAATCATACCATCTACACTAGTTTCGTCATCGGTATTTTTATCATTAAGTTTTAATTTTCTTTTTAAAGATTTATCTACATCTTTTACTATAGCATATTTATATAATAAATCACCATCACTTTCTACTAAGTCATCAACAAAATTCTTTTTACCATTTCTTGATTCCATATATTCTTTAATAAACTCAGGGTCTGATTTCCATCCAGGAGTAAACCATATTTGGTTTCTTTTATTCATTGCTGTAGCACTAGAAATAAATTCTTTATTTTCTGTAACAAAGTCTTTTACAATATTATCCCAAAATCTTTGTTGAGCTGCTTTTGTTTTATATTTGGATTTTAAGTTAGGATTAATATAATCTGGTCTGAATCCATTCATATTTATATCATATAAAAGATTAGAATAATACATTTCTTTTACATTTTTATCTAAACCATAAGCTTTTTTAAAGACACCCATTCCATCTTGTATCTGTTTTAGTCCTTTTTGTCCTAAATTCTTCTCAAGAGCCTTAACAAAAAAGTTCATTTGTGATTTATTCTTTAATAAAGGGTGCATTTTAACAAAGATTATTGCATCAGCATCCCCCCTACCACCATAAGGATAGTATCCCTTTTTGAGCATATTTTTAAACACTTTGCTTATTACAGACTTATAAGAAGGGCCTTCCCAATTTTCTCTTTCAGATAATTGTCTGTATCTAGATAAAGGTAAATCTTGATAAGCTCCAGTCTTCCCTTCTGTAATAGTATCGAATATAACAAATGCTGGCTCTTTATCAGTAGATTTACCACCCATTTCTTCATAAACTTCTTCTATTATCTTTTTAGGTTCAATAACTAACTTTTTATTACCTGCTCTAGTATAAACTTTATCTAACCCAGCAATAGACACACCTCTATCATCTACTCTTAAGTATCTAAGTTGAGTACCAAAATTCTTTAAAGTAAGCCATTGTCTTAAGTTATTTTTTGCTGCAGGAGTAATTCCTAAAGAAAAACCATCCGCTTTCATTAAATGGTCATTAAACTCATCTAATATACCTTCAGAGTCTACTTTTTTATTTTTACCTGAATATTCAGACTTACCTATAATATCCTCTAAAATACTAGCATAGTGCGCTTTTTTAGCAAGTTTCATTGTAGGTGTAAATCCAGGACTGTCCCAAAGTTCTTTACCGTATTTGTCTATAAAATAAACCGCTCTTTTTTCTAGTTGCCTTTTAGATGCCATGCCTATATCATTACCATCTTGAGACTCAGAAGTTTCTAAATCTTCTTCTTTAACAGTAGAATAAGTTTCATCCTTTAACTCTTTTTCTATCTCTTCAATTTGTCTTGCTATTTTTTTAGCTTCTTTTTCAGCTGTTTTCCTCTGAGAGGCAGATAAGTTTTTATCAGTTGAATCCTTTAAATAAATCTCTAATTCTTGAGAAAGTATATCCGCTTGGTCATTTAACTCATTTATTTTCTTAAGCTTTTCAGGAGGGATAATGTTTATATCTTTTTCAGAAACCGCTTCTGCTCTTTTATTTGTTCTAGCTTTTTTCTTTCCAAAAGTAACTGCGTAAATATCTTCTATAGCCTTTTTGCCTGCATTACTTAACTTTCTTGTTCCTATAGCAGCAAATCGTTTTACAAGTTTAGGTGTTTTGTCAAGCATTCTAAACTTTTTAAGTTTATAATCATATCTATGCCATTTTTTTGAAGCAGTATCCCAAGCGTATACATGTTTTTTACCAGCATCAATAGCCATTTGAGTAGCCCAACCAGTACCACCTTGTATTTCAGTACCAGCTTTTACTATTTTACCTACAGCATAAAGACCATTAGATGTTTTTACTTGCCACCAATTTCTTTGAAGAAGTTTATTTGTAAAGTCTTTAGCCTTTTTACCTTTTAATCTATTTAAACTTTCATCAGCTTTTTTAATCTTTATATTAGCTTCTGCTAATTCTGCCTCAGTTAAAGGCCTTATCATCCCTGCACTTTTTTTAGCTTTATGTCCTTTAAATGAATAATGAACAAATGGAATATCATAGTCTTTACCTATTAAAGCCCAATGAGTGTCTGAACCTTCTGCAGCTCCTGATATACCATGATGAACAACTTTATTTGGTGTAGTTAGTCTAACTAATTCTTGACCGCCAACAACTTTCTTTAATTCAGTAAATCCTTCTGGAGTAGGTAGTTTAGTTTTTTTATCTAGAATACCTAATTTTTGCATTAATAAATGAGCAGCAGCAGCTCTTTCATCAGGATTTCCATATATTTTTTCGACTTGTTTTAATAGTTCTTTTTGGACTTCTGGTTCAAAACTACTCCATTTTTCTAATAAACGAGGGTCTTTTGTAACTGCAAGTTCAGGATTTTTTTGTGATTCTCTTTCTATCTTATCAAGTTGCTTCATTGCTTTAGCTTTATACCAAGGCATTTCTTTTCCACCAAAATAAGCACCTAATAAATATTCATAGACCTGTTCAGGAGTAGTAGCTCCTCTCGCAGTAGCAGGTATACCCATAAATAAAGAACCTGATAAACCTCTAACTATCTTATCAGCAGCTTTATCTCCAGTATTAATAAAATTACCCATAGCTCTAAAAGCTCCACCTGCTACAGCACCACCAAAAGCAGAATGCATCATAGCATCTACACCTTGTTGCCAAGAACTAATAGCACTAGCAGCACCTAAATGAAATGCGCCTTCTGCCATATGTTTTGCTTGTCCACCTAATAGGAAATTACTTGCTGTTTTTACAGCTTCACTTCTTCCTAAAGTAGCACTACTTAATGCAGGTTTAATAACACCCTTAGCTTTTTTTGTAAGCCAATTAGCACCCATCATAGGAACTGAACGCTTGTTTAAAGCAGCAGCTGTTTTAGCTAACATAGGGAGTCTAGCCATTTTTAATGGTCCAGCAGCAACCCCTGGAGCAAAACCAACTAAATGACCTATACTACGAAAAATAGACTCATATTCATTATCAGGAGGGTCTCCAATATCAAATGTAGTAAATCCTCCAAAGAATCCTTTTCCAAATTCTTTCATTGCTCCCATTATACTAAAGTCTCCCTTATAAAAAGGGATATTATAGTATACTGCATGTTTTTGGATTCTATCTACTTGTTCTTTTGAAATTACTGCAGGATTTTTCTTATAAGCTTCTATTAAAGTTCTTAGATTAGCTTCAGAAATAGAAGGGTTAAAACCTTCTTCTGTGGCTGCATTGTCCCCAATAGGATTGTATGGGCTATTTTGAAATGTGGGAAGCTCATAACCTAATTCGTTAGGCATAAATCCTCCTAATATATAACTTCTGGTTTACCTATAAACGATTGGTCGGGAGCTACATTGGCACCTTCATCACCTCCACCAAATAAACTATATGCTGAACCTCCGCCTTGAACAATTCCTATAAGAGATTTAACTAAACCTGATTTTACTTTACCTGACATAATATCTTTAACTCCTGAAGTAAGAAACGTACCCCCAACACCAACGCCTGTTACATCTCCTGCAAACCGAGCATCTTCTGGGTCAAATCCAAGTAAATCTTCTGCTCCCCATTCAACTAACTGCGGAGCAAACCCTGCAGCTACTTGTGTAGTTGTTCCAAATTTACCAGATTTACCTTTCCATTTTGAATATCTACTTTTAGGCTTTTCTAAATTATCAACCATATCTTTAGCTTTGGCTAAATTATTTTTATATTGAGTAGTTTGAGTTTTGAAACCTTTTGAATTTTTAAATTTCGTATATTCAGGATTAGCAACTCTTTTACCATTTATTACTTTAGTTTTTGGAATTTTCTTTCCTGTTGCTTTATCTCTAGGATGATTTTTGTCAACATATTTTTTATACTTCTCTTCAGCTTTGTTTTTTATTCTATCAGATTCTTTTATCTTTTTATTGTACTCATCCATCCCAGGTTTTCCAAATAAAAACTCACTACCTGCTGTAGCTCCAATAACACCAGCTGGTATCAACCAAGGGTTATCTTCCATAAACTGTCCCCAAGTTCGATGAGCTGTAGGGTTGTATCTTTCTCTAAATACAGTAGAATTTTCTCCACCATCTGCTGTTGCATTTATAAGTTTATTTCTTAAATGAGGATTTTCTCTTAAAACTTCATGAATCTTATCTAAAGGCATACCGCCTGCTTCAGCATTTGATAAATGCTTTAAAAACTGAGTATTTTGATTTTGTTTTAAAGAATCATAGTATTTTTTAAATGTAACATAGTCAGCTTTTACTCCTCTAGACCTTGCTCCTTTTGCAAAATCTTGCCACATTTCATTTAATGGAGGTAATGCATTATTTCTTTCATTATAGCTACCCTCACTATTTGCTGCATCCCAATTAAATCCCCCTGAATTTGGAGTATACACAGGTAATTTAGAATTAAAATATTCCTGCATGTAAGCATTAGTTTGCTGATTTTTTAGTTCTTGAAAATTTATCCTAGTCATTCTATCACCTTAATTTAATTGTTTGGCCAACAGATATATTACTTATATCAGATATATTAGGATTTAAAGTCATTAAAGTATCTCTATCTAATCCATACTTATAAGCTATAGTATCAAACTTATCACCCTTTTGTACAAGGTGTACACCTTCTGTAGGAATAGGTACTTGTTGTATATTAGGGTAAGGACTTGGGTCAGAGCTTTGGTAACCAGGAAGTTTTTTTGCTATATCCCCTATATATCCCTTTAATTTATTATAACCTGTAGCATCCATTGCTCCAGATATTACTTTATCAATACCAGTTCCTGTTAAATCAGTAGTATTATCTACTCGATGACTAAAATCAAAGTTAGGGTTAAAACCCGTTTGTTTACCTGACCTATATGTATATTTAGGGTCTAATAATGCCCCTATCATGCTTTTTGGAGCTTTATATGTTAAGCCTTCTCCTCCCATAATATTCTCTTTCCAATCCATGTCAAAAGTAGCTTCAAATTTATCTCTATCATCACCTTGTTGACCATAAAATGGAGTGTGATAAAGAACTTCTCCAGGAGAAGTTTCTTTAGGATATCCTGAACCTGGCCATCCCTTCCAATCTTTTTCATCAGTGTCATAATAAGAAAGCATTCCTAAGTCATTAGTTTTAAATTCTGTCCCATCTAAAGCTGCTTTTAATAAAGGATTTGATTCAGCAAATTCTCCATATGTTTTATAATCACCATCAGAGCCACCAAGTTCATCTCTCCAATAACTTCTTCCATATCCTGTTATATATTCTCCAGCATTTTTTGCTTCTATATCATCTCTTCCAAAAACCTTTTCTGAGCCCATAGCTAACCCTTGGCCTATATTATAACCTGTATCTTCAGCTGTTTTTGCTGCTAAATAACCAGGTATTTGTAAAGGTGACCAATCTAATGCCATTAATAACCTGCCTTATTCATCATACCACTTAATATTGATGATTTATCTACATTCCAATTAGTATCTATAGCTGGATTAACTTGCCAAGGCTCAGGATTAAGAGGCTTAAAAGCTTCTGCTTCCCAAGGTTCTTTTTCTTCCTCTTCAGGATTTAGTGTTGTTATACCAGTTCTATTAGGATTGTTTTTATTTTGCCAATTAGTAAAACCTTGGCTAAAGTTATTAAATGAATTAGTAGCATTTCCAAGCATTCCTTGAAAAGAACCGCCTACATTTTGTAGCATTTTAAGTAATCCTGGTAAGAATTGACCTTGTAAGTGCTGTTGTTGGCTTATAGGTTTATAACCTACAGAAAAAGGATTTTGACCACCTGAACGAGGACTATTAGCTGTGCTAAAAGGATTATCACTCATTAAACCATTCCCTCAATTCCGCCTTCTATTAAACCTTGTCCCATACCCATAGTACCTTGAGTTATTAAAGAAGCTTTCATAGCATCATTTTGAATTTGTCCTTGAGCCATATTTTCTCCATATGCTCTTAAATTTTTAATAAAACTATCAAGTAAAGAGCCACCAAACTTTTGATTTTGTTGGAATACAGATTGAAAGCTATCTTCTGCATTAGCCATTACCTTATGGTATAAGTTTTGTGTATTTTGGTTTGCTATACCAGAGAAGCCACCAAGACCTCCACTAGCTAAATTACGTGCATTTTGTAAATTAGCTGAGCCAGCAAAATCAAGAAAGTTATCTCTTATATTTTGCCGAATATCTTGGTTTCTTTGGCTGTTTATATTTAGAAATTCTGAAGATAAATCTTTATAGTCACCTATACTAGTTTTCCATTCATCTAAATGTCCTTTAACATTATCCATAGTATTTCTAAGCTGATGTTGTCCAGCAATACCTCCAGCAATGCTAAGTAAACCTCCGCCAATTATAGCAGGCCACATATATAAAACTCCTTACTTTTTATCATTTTAATATAACACATTTATTAATAAATTCCAAACATTTTATTTACGCCCAAGCTCCTGTTACTGTAACACTAAAATTATAAGTGCTTGTACCTGTATCTTCAGTCTTAGCAAATCCTACAAATAATCCATCTCCTTCACTAAATGTATTACTAACAGAAACGTCTTGAGTAGTATAGTAATATTTATTAGTTGCTCCCATAGCATTAGTTGCTGTTCCTATTTCTGTAAGTGCTATAGAACTTTGGTCATCAGATAAGGTTCCTTTGAATACAACTATCTTCATTGCATCAGAAACAGCAGTAGCTCTAGTAACTATTCTAATATTAGTTATTTTACCATCAGCAGGAGCTATCCATTCTACTGCAGGTACATCTGAATATAGATAACCTCCACCTACAGATGCAGATAAAACATTAGCCCATGTTTCATCACCTTTATAAGACGACATATAATAACTTGTATCAGATGTTCTACAATAACCACCTGTTGTAAATGTCCATGCTTCATTCATTATACTTTTCAATGTTTGTTTTTTAACTATATGAGAAGTATCAATAGTAAGTATTTTTGCAGTATCCGTATCAACAGTACTAGTTACAATACTAGGCATTTTAATTTCACCTAAATGATTTACTGTAAATCTAGGAGTATAAGTTCCACTACTTGTTTCGTCTTCACAATGTAATAAAAATACATTTTTAAAATCAGCTACTCCATTAGTAGCCCATACTCTTCTTGTTTTTAGAATAGCATGTTCATCAGTCGTATTAGAGCTACCTACTGAAGGCGCATTAAATGTTTGTTGAATTAAACACATATGGGTACTAGTTCCGCCAGAAGATGTAGGACTAGAACCGCTTTCTATTCTAACAGAACTATAAGAATTATCTCCAGCTATTCTAGCTTCATTAGCATCAGAAGCATCGTGTCCAAAAGCTTGTAAATCCATTGCATCTTTCATATCAGATAAATCACCCGCTGATAATACTGTCCTTACCTCTGCATCTACATTTATTTTGGAAACATCAAGAGTTGGTATTCTATCAGCAGATAATGTACCACTACCTATATTACTAGCATTAGTAGCATCTGTATTAGGAACATTACCAAGACCTATATCGCCTTTATCTAAATCTTCACCATCAATTTTATACATACTACCTGAAGTTAAATCTAAATTTCCATCACATTCTATTTTACCACTTCCATTAGCATTCAATTGTATATCAGCATCTGCACCGTCAACTATAGTTATATTACCAGTAGTACTATTACCTGTCTTTAATACAAGGTTATGGTTACCATTTGATATAACATTACCCGCACCACTACCACTACCTACTGTTATATCTGCAGCTATAGCAGCTGAACCATCAAAGTTATTACCATATATAGACCTTGCTGTTTTTAAGGTAGTTGCATCGGCAGCTAATGTAGCAGCTGCTGCAGTTCCACTTGTGTTTTGGTTCCCAGCAGTATTAACTCCAGGCAAATCTATATTACCACTTCCATCAAAAGATACTCCACCTATATTTCTAGCAGTCTCTAAAATAGTAGCCTCAGCTGCTGTTCCTGAAGTATTTTGATTACCTGCAGAATTTACACCAGGTAAATCTATATTTGCTGAACCGTTAAATGATACGCCTCCAATATTCCTAGCGGTTTCCAAAACAGTTGCTTCTGCCGCAGTTCCGCTTGTATCTGCTGCATTATTAGGTATATCACCACTAACTAACGCTCCTACAGAAAGAGTTCCATTACTACTTGTTGTTTTAACTATACCATTACTAGTTGTATTTAATGCTGTTGCTTTAGCGGCTAATGTTGCTGTTGCTGCTAAACCACTTGTATTTTGGTTACCTGCTGTATTAACTCCTGGAAGATTTATAGATGCAGAACCATCAAAGCTTACTCCGCCAATATCTCTAGCTGTTGCTAAAGTAGTAGCATCTGCTGCAAGTGTTGCGGTAGCTGCATTTCCTGAAGTATCTTGATTGCCTCCTGTATTAACTCCTGGTAGATTAATATTGCCTGTTCCATCAAAAGAGACACCACCAATGTTTCTAGCAGTAGCTAATGCATCAGTTTTAGCTGCATAAGTTTTATATAATATCCATTCACCAGAACCTATCTCATCATCACCAGCTGCAGTTGCTACATATAATTTATTATCATCGTTAGTATCAAACCATAAATCTCCAGCTGCTAATGCTGTAGGTATTCCATCTTGCCTAAAAACTTTTACTTGAGCTTGATTTAATACATTACCTAATCCTACATCACTTTTACTTGTATTAGAATTTAATAAAGTAGTTATAGCAGTTAATCCTGTACCTCCATTTCCTACAGGAAGAGTACCAGTTACATCATTTGCCATATCTACATTACTTAAACTATTTCCTGTGCCATTAGCATCAAATGTTTTATTTGTTAGTGTATGTGTAGAAGATGCAGATATACCACCTATATCTGTTGCTACTGTATCGCCTTCTAATGCTGTGCCTCCAGATGTCCCTATAGCAAGACTGCTTGTACCTGCACCTATGTCGCTTCTAAATTGCGAATCTGTTCTAATGGTAATAGTTTCATTATCATTAATTTTAATGAATCTTTCTCCACTACCATCTGCTATTCCTAATAACGCTTTACCTACAGCAGTTGTAGATGTTACACCTGTTCCGCCTTTATTTTCTGCTATTACAGTACCTTCCCATACTCCACTACTAATAGTTCCTAACTCTGTTATGTCTAATGCATTTACATTGGCTAACGTTGCACTTACTTTAGCTGTATTTGCTGTAACAGAACTGTTATTAGATACCTCTGTATCAAAATCTGATACTTTAGAAGCTGTTATTGTCGGTATTTCTGCAGCATCAAGAGATATTCTATCGTTATCTATTGTCCCTGTAGTTATTTTTGATGCATCTAAATTAGGTATTCTGGCTGTATTTAATGTGCCTCTAGTAATATGGTTAGCACTTGTAGTATCTTTATTTTTTAATTTGTCTAAATTTAATTCTTTTTTTAAATTATTAGATAATGCCCTTTCGGATTGTTTAGTTCCATCACCCGCTATTAAAGAATTTGTAGAATATTCTTTATTTTCCTGATTTAAAATTAATTGTAAGAAACCTTCTTTTGTTTTCTTTAAAGAGACTTTATCAGAACTATCAGCTATTCTATTTAATTCTCTATATATATCTTGCAGAATATTATTTAGCTGTTTTAAGTCTAAATCTCTTAAAGTTTGTACAGTTATTCTATTCTTTTTCATTATTTAAGCGTCTTAAGTCTATAAACAAATGAGATTGAATCTACATTTCCTTTTTGATTTCTTAATTTTATTTGCATAGAACTCCCTTTTGCTCCTCTAGGGAATTTTAAAGAAGCTCCTACATATCTAATAGATGCATGCTCCCAACTTTGGTCTGTAGCTAATACAGAATCAAAGTCAACAGGATTAGTTCCTAATTGCCCTCTTTCACATAAAACTTCAACTCTTTGGATAGTCCCATTTGCATTCCATAAAAAATAAACACTTTTTACTTTTACTATTTCTGATACACTTCTATTATTACTACTATTTGTCATTTCCATATATAAATATTGACCAGGAGAAATATATTTCAAATGCTCTATTTCACCATTTTTAACAGGATTTTTATTACTAGTTAAAGTTCCAGATACAAATTCTGGCATTGAATCAGGGTTTAAAACAAAAGAATCAGTTTGAGTGCCCAAAGGAGTTATAGCTCCTTTACTAGGTAATGCACTCATTATAGTATATACAGCTCCAGAATCAGCACTACTAGATTGTCCTGTATAATTTTGGTCAGCAGAAAAATTTGCTATTGGTTCAGATATAGGATAGTTTTTATTTTGTAAAGTCATTTTTTGTTGAACACCATCTAAATAAACTTTTATATCATCATTTGCTCCTCCAGATAAATCTTCAATAGTAGGCGAACCTGCAAATTTTATACTTTTAAAAGTTTTTTTAGCAGCTAAAGTTCCCATATCAAATAATTTACTATCCCAAGACCATGTTCTTTTTTTATGATTACTATTTCTAAAGTTCCAAATTTGATGACCATCAAGTAATATTGTTTCACCATCTCTTCCAAGACAAGTTGTTTTTATAGCTGGCATATCTAAATAATCCCATCTTCCCTTTTTGAAACTATAACAATAAGCTCTTGAAGATTCATCTGTGTAACTTGAAACACCTTCATTATATCCTTGTATTATAAAATAAACACAATGATTCTTCCCGTCAAATTGAACAAGTGGTTGATAACCTTCTTGTAAAGCTTTTTCTATAGCTCTTTTATATCCTACATTTCCCTCTGGATTAGATTCATTATATAATACAGCATCTCCTATAGGTTCAGCAGAAGTTCCGTTATGATGATACATATTATTTGCATCACAGAAAAACATTCCATAGTCAGTAACAACAACTGATTTTGAGTTTAATATACCTATACCTTCATTTACAGATTCTATAAAAAATTGGTCAGGATTTACTCTGTATAAATATTCTCTAGAAAATACATATAATTTCCCTCCCCATCCAGCTAATGCTAAAGGTTTAGAAGGCATTGCTAAAAGGTCGCTAGCCCAATTAAATACTGAAAACTTACCTGGTTGAGACCTAAATATAAAATTATCTATATCTGACTGTTCTGGATGCCATGCTCCAGAAACGAAAAGAAAATCGTTAACTGAAGCTGAAATAGAATGATTTATACTAGTATTTAAAACAGTTTCTGGAATACCTGTAATAGACTCATATGTTCCAAAAGACTTTTTGTCTTGAATTACAGCTACATACCTCCCAGTCTCATCAAGTTGAAATTGTCCTGTGGTTGATAAATTTAATTGTTTTATAAATCTAAATTCATCATATGAGTTGTTTCTTCTCCAAACTAATAAATCAGTAACTCTTTTACTTAATCCCATCTTCGAAGGACTTGGTAATTTTATAGTAAGAGTCATACCCTCATAATTTTCACCTAAAGAGCCTTCTATAAAGCTTTCAGCTATACCATCACCATCAGTATCTAATGAACCTGTGTTAGTACCACCACCACTATCTATAATATCCCAAGATTCACTACTAAGAGGACTGTCTTGGAATCCATCGTATAAATAAGACAATCTATATTCAGGGACATCTCCTATTCTAAACTCTCCTACACCTTCTAAATCAACACCCATTTCTTCTATAGAAATATCATGAATTGTTTGTGATTTATTATGCACTCCTGGTGAAGTTAAATCTGAACCTGAAGCTGTATCAGTATCTGAAGTATTAGTTCCTGCTGTAGAACCTATAAACTCACTAGGATATCTTGTAGCCAATTGTGCTCCTGCTAGGTTATCAAACCCATATGGAGTAACTTCTGTATCAGTAGCAGCATAATTGTAAAATCTATCATAATTATAACAAGGAACATTTCTTGATTCAGCATCAGTTCCCATTGTTTGCCATTGACTTCTTCTAAAAATAGATATAATAGTTTTTTTATTTTCACTGTCACCACCTAAATACAACGGACAATATAAATCGTAAGTACTACCAGCTAAAAAATCAGCTGGAGTTAAATTAAAAAATTTAGGATTTTTATTTATAAGTCTTCTTTTTGAATTTCTTGTATCCCCTTCTGAATCGGTTTTATGAAAAGGTCTCATAGGACCTAAATTCTTATTTACAATTGTTTTATGCCATAATGTTGCGTCTTCTTCCCATGGAGGTTGGTAGTCTGTTTTTGATACACTATAAGCACCAACCATACTTTCAGCATCGTCGTCACTTCCTACTGTGCCAGATATTAAAAGTGCTGAAGCTAAAAAATTTGCACCACCATAAGTGTCATAAACAGCCATATTATCTACATTATGCAAATTTATAAACCTTTGTTTTTCTTCATCGTAATCATAATCAATAAAAGAATTATCAATACTTCTCATAGCACATCTTGGATTTCTTGCTTGATTAGATTCCCAATAACTTCCACCATAAGTCTTCCAATCGGTATCTCCTGATAAAGTAGACCAACATTGAACTATTCTTCTATTTTCCCATTTAGTTCCTATTGGAGCGTTAACTCCAGAAACAATTGTACTAGGACTTGCTTCACTTAAAAAGTAATCAGAAGAATCTGGATAAAATCCTCTAACTCTAGTTCTTGTATCCTCACTACCTTCAGGTCCAGAATTATTTGCATGCCAAGTAAAATATCCAGAACCATCTACACCTCCATTAGTCATATTTGTATGATTGTAAGGATAGCTAAAGCTAGTATTAATATCTTCACCATCAATATTGTCATGTGAGCCATAAGTATAAGCAGTATTAAATATTCTCAGTCTATCAGAAGTACATTCTTGTAAATAATTATTTCCATGCCAGTTGTCTAAATTTGCTATATCAGCATGAGGGCTTCTTGTATAAAATCCAATATTTTCTACACTACTCCAAGTATTTGTTACATTTATATAATGCCCATAACCATCTTGGCCTTTATAACTATCCCAAGTACTCCATATACTATTTGATTCATGTGAATCTATATCTATTTGATTTGTCCCATTTTTATCATGACCATATCTAAATTGGCTATAAGCAGAGTGTCCTTGAGAAGGTGAAACCGCATTATCTGTACCAAAATTCGCTTCTACATCAATTTGTTTTGTTCCATCACTATCAATTATACCAGGTCTCCCTTGAGTTTCACTGCCAGAGTTCCATCTTGTTGTTACAGAATCAGTATATTGGTCAGATGTTCCAGATGGAGCTGGTGGAGAAAAGGCTACTGGACTATCATGACATTGAAAAGCTATTGTTTCGTTATCGTATAATCTAGTTGTTCCTCCATCTATTGTTCCCCATGTATACAAACCCGTATGAGTACCTAAACCCCAAGTGCCAGGTCTGTCATGCATACATCCAATCCGACCTCCATATGTAACAAATTCTCCAGATACCTTGCATATATAATTTACTTGATGTGCAACTTTTGTTGAGCCATTATCCCATACTGAATCAACATAATCTTCTCCAGCATTAAACCATTCTAAATGAAAAGGTTTCAAAGCATGTCTAAAAGTTTTTGTTACTCTAGGTTTTTGATAACTAGAATCAAAAGAACTATTTAACCAACCTATATTTTGTCCTAATTTTATAGAAGTATTTTCACCTGCATAATGAGGCATATCACAGTAACCATCAGAATTAGTGGAACAATCTTGAAGTCTAAGCGCATCATCCCAAGGTCTATAACTTCCAGTTTCTAAAGCATGCCAAAATCCAGCAGGGTCTTTAAACATAGCGCATCCTCTTGCATTCCTAGTTTTATAAAAATCCCCATAATATAACTTTCTATAAGAACTATCTCTTAGTACTGCTCCAAAAGAACCTGTGCCAGTTTGCCCATCTTCACCATACATTAATTCACCTTCTAATTTTGCTTGCACTGAATCTGTATCTTTTACAAATAAATGAGAACCTAAAAATCTTGTGTTCCAGTTATCCATAGATGTTCCATCACCAACTAAAGCCTCAACTTTATGAGCTACTAAATAATCTATATTACTTTGTGTCGAATCATATGCTATTAAATTTAAATGATACTTAGCCGCACCATCAGCCTCAGAAATATTAAGTATTCTTTCAGCATTAGTTAGTGTAGCATCACCAGGACCCTTATCTGCTACTTGGTTTAGTACTCCCTCATTAGATGTCATTGGATGACAAGTTATTTGAAATTTATCTTTAGGAAAGTATATAGGGTCATCAGTAAGAGGCCTAGAATGACCAGTTGCTTTTGGGTCTAAAACCATGGATGCACATTCTTGATAAGGAGGAGTTTTATCAAACATAAAAGCACTTGCATTAGTGCCTTCTTTTAGTTCTGTTGGCCTTATATTATAAAGAAATAAATCCCATTTATCATAAGTATCTTCTGGATTTACTTTTTTATACCCAAGCCAAACTCTCCATTTTCCATTACCAGCTCCACTAACAGCCTGGTCATCTAAATGAGCTCTATTAGAATAAGTTTCACAAACACTTCCTATATAAGAATCTAAAGGTCTATTACTCCAAGTTCTATCAACCCATTCATGTGTACCTGATGTACCGTCAGGATTTCTTATAGACCAATAAGGTTCTTCTATTAAACCCTTTCCTGATAAATCACTAACTAAAGATTCGTGTATTCTTGTAAAATTTAATTCATATGTAGTAGCTGAAACTCTTGGGTTATCTGCATCTTGACCATGCCAATTAACAACATCTAACATCCATATCATAGATGAATGATTAGGATTAGAAGATGTTATCCACAATTTTCCATGACCTGCGTAATGATTTTTAGTATAAGCACTTACTACAGGACTACCAGATGTTCCAGTTTCTGCACTAGAAGATTTTATAGTAAAAGTAGTGTTTTCTTCAGAAATTATTTGATGAGTTCCGTTATAATCATCATGAGAACCAGATATAGTTATCCAATCATCAACTATTAAACTATGACTTCCTATAGTAAAAGTAGTTGTTGTTGTAGTAGCAGATATATTAGTAATTGCAACATTGTTTAAAGTTACTACTCTTCCATTAATATGACCTTCGCCATCTGTACTTATACAATTAGCAATAGTACCTATTGTAAATCCTGTTTCATTTATTACATCACTTAAATCAATACTTGTTATTCTAGATAGAAAAGCTGTGCTAGAAGTTGTGTTCCCCGTATTTCCTGATGTAGAATATGTATATTGATTATTTGCGCTTGTTATATCTGCATCATTACATTCAGATAAGGCTATTCTGTATAATTTTGTACCATCATTTTCTATACCATAAGCCCAAGCTGGAGCCGAATGATGTGCATTGGTGCTATCATGGTCAGAATCATTTCCTAATAAAGAGCCTACATAAAGAAGTCTTGGATAACTTTGTTTATCACCATAAGAATTAGTTCTACTGTCATGACCTTCTCCAGTACCAGAAGGTACAGTAACTACTTGAAATAAATCTCCATCATGTAGTTCAACACCTTCTGCACTTTCGTCATCTATTACAGAAGTATCAGCAAATCCTATCTCTTTTATTTTTCTTAATTCAAATAAAGCATCTCCTGCTGCTGTAGCTCCTGTACTTCCGAAATTATCTCTAGCTCTTTGTTTTGCAACTGCTCCTTCCGTTCCTATATTAACCCTAAGTATCATACCTCTTTTTAAACTTTGCCAATGAAAATTATCAGCTCCATCGTCACTTGCAGCTGACCAGTCAGGTTCATATGCAACACTAGCATTTGCTAAACATTTCATTACCCATCCATTTAAACTTCTATGGCATGATGGACTTCCAGTTGCTTCTACATCACCACCTCCAAAACTAGCCCCTCTTGAACCATCTCCATATAAACTAGCAGCTCCCGCTATCATTCCGTTTGAACTTTTCATACCAGAATGTAGTAAAGGAATTGCTACATTATCAAAATCTAAACCTCCAAATTTAACTGAAGGCTCAATACAAGCAGAATTTTCTAAAAAAGTACCATCATGTTCTTCATTTAACTGTTTTCTTTTTATCTGCCCAAACCATTTACTAGGTCTTATACTTGAACTTCCTGTTCCTATATATAAATTCTTATTTCTTTCTACAGCATTAATACTATAAGCTCCATCATTTCCTAAAGGAGCTTCTATTTCATTAAATTCAATATTTGAACCATAAATATTTTCTGCATAAATTGCTCTATGTCCTGAAACACCAAAAAACATATGGCCATTATCTTTTAATATTAACTTTGCAAACCTAAAATTAAAATCACTGTTATAATCTAAAGGATAAATCCCACTACCTATAACATTAGGATAGTCACCTTGTACATCAGGAGTTGAAAAATAAGTAGTATTTATATGGTTTGAAGATGGGCCAGAAGTACTTATAGTTGGTAAATCTCCATAGTAGTTTGATGAAAATTTTATATGTAATTTTTCTAATATAGTCTCCACTTGTGCATTATACCAGGTACTTGATATTTCATTGTATAAAAAACTTCCTACTGGAGGGCCTAATGTTGTAAGTTTGGCTGATATTTTTGTAGCTATATCTGTAGTCGATGTAGAGCCTGTAAGTTCTATTCTTACATGTTCTTGAAATTGCCTAAAAATAGCATTATCATATTCACCTTGTCTAGCGTTATTTCCATCAATCCAATCTGTTGTACTGGCATCTTGAGCTAACCATACCCAATATCTTTGATTATAAGTATCAAAATGAAACCATTGTCTTTGATAATTATTTACATTGAAACTTCCGCTATGTTCTTTTATTTGAAGTCTATAAACTTGGTATCTAGGATTAGACCATCCTGCACCACTAGCAAGCCTATCTTCTTTTATAGATGTTAAAGCGCCTAACTTTGAATTAGATTCAATATTTAAAGAATAAACAGCAGACTCTTTAGGAACATCTAAAGTAGAAGGAGAACTTATAACCCCTGTATTAAAGGCTTTTATTTCTTCTAATTCTTTAGGCATATTAAGTAGTCGCTATATATACTTCAATATCACAAGATGCTGTATCAGCTTTAGCTGTTATATTTACTAAATCGCCTAACTGGTCTGTAGAAGAAGCTGCTGTATCTTTAGAATCGAAAGTATTTACAACTCCACCATCTAAATTAGCATTATAAATATATGACTGTCCTTTATCTAAAAGCACAATAAACGTATCATTATCTTCATTTTTAAATGTTAAATATATATGATTCGTATCATCAAGATTTGTTATTCTGATATATCTAACATTACCTTCTATATATTGCCCAGCAGCTTCTGTACTAGGATGAAATGTTAAGATATACTCTTCTGATGTAGTAGCAGTCATTAAACGCTTTACAACATTCTTTATTCCAGTTATAGAAAAAGAGTTCATAGAACCCCTATCCTGTCCTCCAAGTATAATACCTTCTTGTAGCTTTACAGTTAATGTGGCTGTCGAAAATGACCTAGCCATTGTCTTCCTCCTTCTTATAATTACATTTTAAATTTTCTAATACTTTTGTTCTTCTTTCTAATTCTTCTACCTTTGTATCTAATTCGTTTTTATCAAATACATATGACATTATTTTATCCAGCTTAAAATGTTTTACCATTTGATTTGCAACTGTATTTATAAGCATTTTAGGTATTATCATTCTAATTCCATTAACAACTCTTCTAGTCTATCAAATCTAGTGTCAAGCTGTGTTTCTATTTTAGCAACACTTACTTTTAAATTAGTAATTTCTTTTTCATTACTTTTAACTCTTACAACAGTTTTTTCAGATTGAGTCTCAAGTGTATCTATTTTACTTGAATAAGTTCCTGTAGTAAAAAACAAAGTACCTGCTACTGTTACTATAGTGAATATATTTCCTACACTTATAGTTGTATCAATCATCGTGCATTCCTCCTTTTTCCATCATTCTTAAGAACTTATCTTTCAATCCATTACCCGATAGTCTTGCTATTATCTCTACTTGAGCTTTAAATATTCCATTAAGTTTCTTTTGTTCCATTTGTACCAACTTTTGTTGGTCTATTAGTTTTATAATAATACCTTCCAACCTCTTGAAGTCTTGGTCTAGTTCGTTCATAAGAGTAGATTGGATGAACCTGTTTTGTTTCCAAATAAAGAACCCGAACGCCATCGCTACTGCGACTGGTATCCCAAATTGTTCCAAGATTGTAAGTATGTCCATTATTTATTCCCATCTATTAGCTCCCCCCATAATGAGGTTTTGCCATTAATTATTTGTACTATATGTACAGTAAATAAACCTCCTCTAAAGTAATCAACTACTGCAAAAGCATGTGCCCAATTTATAGCTTTACCACCAAGCCATTTATTTTTTTCAGGACTCATATCTTTTAAACATCCCATACTCCAAGCAGACTTTGGCCCATCTATATGAGTTACAGAAGCTTGCTGTAATCCGTGATGATGGCCATACATTACATTTGCACCTAACATTAAATGTGCTTTAGCATGATGCATACCAGACTTATGGTGCCCATGATAATAATGTAATTTACCTATCTTTAACCATTTTTTAGGCTCTAAATCAGCAGGATAATACTTATATCCTCTTTCCTTTAATTTAACAGCTGTATCAAACTGGTATTGTGGTAAATATGGATGTTCATTAACAAACATATTACACCATTCATCATGATTACCTCCGCATAAGTATTTTTCTTTACAATCTACTTTATCCAAAGATTCATCTATATTATCAAGAAGCTCATTGACAGCTTTAACATCTTTGTCAACTCTAGGTATAATGTACTCTAATGGTGGTTTTTTCTTAGCTTTCCACTGCCAATGAGATACACTACCCCATTCACCTAAATCACCCAAATCTATATAGATATCAGGCTTAATTATTTCTATTGCTTTCTTTACAACATTAATTGCTGCTTTGTCGTGTAAAGGTGCATGTTTGTCTGGTGTGACTATTGCACGCTTTAAAACTCCTTTATCTTTCGCCATAACTCTCCTAATTTAGTTCTTTGTCTACTTCTCCCCAATCATTGGGATTAGTCCAGGCGGAAGTCGCGTCTTCCAAGAGTTTAAGTGTTTCGTTTCTACCTAATCTTAAAAACCTATCACCACATTTTAAACATTGCCATAATAAGTTACCATCATAGGTACCTATTATTTCCAAACCTGCAATACTCTTTTTATCGCATGTAGGGCATTTTTTAGGCCTTGTTTGAAACGTCTCATTACTTTCAATACCAATTCTTTCAATTATATCTCCCTTTTCTCTATCGGTTATATCATTAAGTAAAACGAATAACTTTTCTATCATTATTTTAAAATAGCTTCTTTTACAACATCTTCAACAGAATCATATATTGCAACCAATATTTTTTCTTCTGTTTTTTCTGATATAAAAGGTACATCTACATTATCATTTAACTTTTTAATGATTTTTTCTTTCATTTCATCGTTAAATATATAGTCTGCTATCATTTCTTTTAAATCCATGTTATCTCCTTATTAAAAGTCATAGGGTTTTATAAACCCTGTAGTTGTTTTAGTTCGTTCAAATATTTTTATTCTTTGTAGTCCTTTCATAAAATCATCCATAAATACTTGGTGAGCTTGTAAATCTAAATTTGGAGGAAACTTATAACCATAAGCTATAGCCCCAGTTGCTAATATTTCATGAAATTGTTCTGGTATATCTTTTAAAGGACCACTTGTTGATAACATAGCATCATCTTGGTCTGTTCCTGCAGCAGATTGTGTAAATCTACTTCCAAATGTATCTGCATAAATTCTTATATTAGATGTTCCAGTTATAGAACAAGATTGATAATTACTTGTTCTACCATCTCTTGTAACAGCACTTGTTATTTTTTCAACTATACCAAGTCTTTTATTCTTTGCTGAAGATACAACATTAGTATCATAATCACTAATCATCCAAAATCGTTTATTATCAGAATTTGCAGTAGGAGTAGGCAGTGCTGTATCAGCACTATCATTTGGATTAGATATTTCGTCATCTTGTATTATAGGTTGGCCTATAAGTTTAGGTATTCTAACATCATTAAATTCAACTTTATCTATTTTAATAATACTAGAATCTAATCCATACCATCTTTGACCAGCTATAGAATTAAGTAAAAATGTTTTTTTAATAGCACCAGTTTTTTCAGCTATTCTATCAGCAGCCATTTCAATATACATTTCATATTGCCTACCAGAAACATCTGGATGGTGCATTTTTATTAATTCTGTTATTTGTATTTTGTTCATTTACCACTCTCCACAGGCACTCCATCACCATATTTTATCTTAACTAAATTTAATACCTTTGATTGATTAAATAATAACCATTCAGATTGAGATTTTAATAAGTTTACAAGTTCTATATCTTCTTCATCTTGAACATGATTACTTAAAAATCCATCAACTAAATTAATAGCCATTCCTATGTAAACTGCATTTCTTACATCTTTTGGAATGCCAATAAAAATTTCAGATTCACGTGTAGAATCAACAATAGAGAAGTTTTGTATACCAGACTGTTCTCCTAAATCATGAGTTACATGAGAAGATATATCTATACCAACTCCAAATATTGGAAATGTTATGTACCATATTTTTCCAGCTGGAGCACTACCTCCATTTTTAGGTAGTATATTCATTCCCCCTCCATCATTAATATACCAACAAGGATTAAAAGGGTCATTTTCATAATAAAGACTATTCTTATTTTCTGCTCCATGAACTTTATCTATAATTTTTCTAGCATCATAATAATATTGTTCATCAGCAGTAGTATCTTCATCAATATGATTTTTTCTTGCTACTTTTAAAATTCTTTTTGGATACTCATCAATAAATCTGTTTGCTCCATATGTAGCTTGGTCAGTTGTATGGAACCTTCCTCCACTAGCTGTAACATTATCTAAAATTACATCATCTCTTATTAAATTTAACACTTCAATATAAGCTCTTTCAAAGGCTTCATTTAGCATTTTATCACCAAATATATCAAAAATTTCTGCACCTACTAAAAACTGAAGATAACTTATAGGAGACTTTCCTCCAAAGTTTATGTCCATAGTTCCTATATCATCGCCATAAGGAGATAACCCTAATTCAGATTTACCAGGCAGTGTAATCTGTCTATTTGAACCAGTCAGTTTTTCTTTTTGAGCCATTACTTACCTTTTTTCTTTTTATAATGCTTTCTTCTAGTACTTGGTTTAACACCAGAATTATGCTTATTTCCTACACTATTACTATATACTTTTTTTGCCATGTTTCTCCTTATAAGGGGCCCGAAGACCCCTTATAATTTATTTATTGCTTAACTACTATGATGGGTCTTTTCCTATACCACCAATTGTTAGCATCTCATCTGCATTCCAGGTTTGAGATATAACAACTCTACAATGGTTAGAACTTTCATCACCAGCACTAGTTACAGCAACTTTAAACCAACTAAACGGGTACAAAGATAAATCAACTGTACCAGCTGAATAAGCTAAAGCTGCAGTACTGCTTGTCATAGCTGTTACAATATCATCAGCTACTTTAACATAAGTTCCGCTTTCAGAATCAGAAGCATATAAATCAGCAACAACAGCTGCTGCAGGACTTTCGTCTACTTGCAACATACATCCCATTGTTGATAAATTCATGTCTGCTCCAGCTTCTATAACATCACTATATACAGTACCTGCATTAGCCATAGCTAATCCTACAGCATCTAAAACGGTTGAAGGGTCAAGGTTATACATTCTCTTAACACCACCAACATAATCAGTTGTCCAAGCCATAATAACCTCCCTTAACTAAATTTTAGAACTGCGTGGGTTTCAGGGAGACTAATTTCAAGACCAGCTTCAGTTAAGATTTGGTCTTGACGACCATCTACACCGTTATCTTGAACATTAGTTTCTATGAAAGTATCTCGACTAATACCATTTCCACTTAGTGGTCTGTATGCTACATTTTTCATATCTACAGCAATACAATAATCTTCATATATTCCTCTTAATAAAGGTTCAGCAACAAAGTGAAGGCTACCAAAGATAGTATTTACTTTAGTTACTGAATGCCCAAAGGCACCAGGAATATTTTGAACATCAAGTTTGTATTGAGATGAACCAACTGAGTTATTCAAGAAGGAACCATTACCTAATTTATTTAAGTAAGTAATTACTTTTCTTGAAGCTAACACAAGTTTGTTACCAGAGTTTCCACTTTCAGGAGCAAAGAAATCTTCCATTGCATCTAAGAAAGCATCATAACCAGATGAAGCATAACTCATTGAGTATATTTTACCATTTTGTTCTGTATAAGGTAGGATACCCCATGATTTTCTAATTGGAGCTGTACCAGCAGTTGTTTCGTATGAGGCAGAACCTACACCGAATAACATAGCTAATTCAATATCCATTTTATGTTCCATTAGTTTTTCTGTCCAAACTCTTTGAAACTCATTTGATTTACCACGATACTCTGTTGCTAAAGCTGTACCAGAGAAAATATTCATTGCAGTTTTAAAAATCTGACAATAACCTTCTCTGTCAAATAATTTATCTTCCCAACTTGTAGGAGTATCAGTACCCTCTGCGAAGGCTGAACCAATTATTTGAGCTCTTGCACCAGCTAATATTCTAATTTTAGCTGTATTCACAGGAGCGACTGCTGCACCTGTTGAAACTAGAGTTAATTCAAGTGGAGTAACATCGATATTAGTATCGCCAGTAGGGTTATTTACTTCTGTAACCCTTCCAGTTACTCTATGAGTATTACTTCCACCAAAAGTTGAGCCATCAGCAGCATAATCACATTCTATAGCTACTATTTGACCAACAAGTAAGTAGGGCACAGCATTTCTATTTGATGATAATATTTTACCATAGTCATCATATCCTGATTGTACTTCCATATCGGTTAATAAAGCTTGAGAAGTTGACAAGCCACTTGTTGCCATTGCAGCAGAAGTTTCTTGAGTATCTACTACAAAATTTCTACGTTGCCATTGGTGTCGTTGTTCTAAAAATTTAAACACAGGGTCATTAGTTGCCTTTTTAGCTACTTTATTTAAGTAAACAAAAAATGGCGATTGTTGAGGAGCTAATTCTGCAACTCTCTCTCCAAAATTAAAGACTCTTCGTGTATCATCTATACTAACACCTTGGGCTGTAGCGTATGGGTTATTACTAAACACATTTGCATTTGCCATTGTATAGTCTTTCTACATTTAGTCCTCTCTCAGCTGTCGCGTAGACCTTCGAGTAGGATTAGTTATTTACCAAGGATTACTTTTCTTGTAATCATTTATCATTGAATCCATAATTGACTCTTCAGCAGATTGTTGAGTTGGTTGTTGTGATGGCATTACTCCCATAGGGGATGCAACTTGTTGCGCCCTAGCCTGTTGATTAAAAGTATCACTAGGCTGTGTAGGTTGCGAAGTTACATTAGCACCACTACCATTCTTTATTCTCCAAAGTTCAACTAGGTTATCTACACTTAAAGATTCAGGTTTTGACATTTCGTTTATAAACTGCTTTGCTTCTTGTTCATTAAGACCATGAGTAGCTTGAACTTGTTCATAAATTCCACGAATTTGTTGATTTGCTTGTTGTTGAGCCTGGGCTCTTTTTGTATTTTCAACTCTTCGTTGCTGCTCTTTATCAAGTCTTTCTTTTACAATAGCATTATTATACTCATTTTTTAAAGTACCATATTCAGTCATATCATCACGCCAAGCTTCGACTTCATCGAGATATCTTGCACTAGGACTACTAGGGTCTTCCATAGCTTCCGCTCTGTTAAACCCTGATGGTCTTCCAGGTTTTGGTGGAGGTGGAGGGAACTCTTCAGGTTTTTCTTCTTGCACAGGAGCTTGAGCTTGCTGTGTATTTGCCTGAGCTTGCATAGTGTTTAATTGCTGTTTTAATGCTTCATTTTCATTTTTAGCTTTGTCAGCTTCTGACTGCCAATATTGAAATCGTTTTGCATCATTAGGGTCATTATTGACCTCTGGAGTAGCAATTTCACTTACAACATCCTCACTTACAGGATTAATTGGTTGTTCTGTAGAACCTTCATTTTGACCAGAGAAAAACGCATCTTCAACTGATAAATTGGAGCCCTGTTCAGGGGTATCCACGTTCTGTTCGTCTATTTGTGCCATTATTTTTTCTTACCTTTCTTGGTTGCCTCTTTGCTACCAGAGGGTGAACCAGTTTCTTTAGTAGCCTCAGCAATCTGACGCTTAACTGTAGCTAGGTTATCATCCAATCGTTTTTCAAACAAGGTCCCAGAAGCTGCTGCTTTATTCTCAAGTTTATCAAGGTCGGCTTTGAATTTCTCAACTTCGACTCTTTTCCTAAGATTAACCGCCTCTCTATCTCTAGTCTGCAAGTCACCTTGAAGCTTTTTGATATTTTCCTGAGCTGCTTGTAATTGTTGTGTTAATTGGGTAACCATATCGGTCCTTTGCATGACCCCTTCCATATCGAATACTTCTGTTTTCTTAAGGACTTCGACTTTATCGACAATTCCTTTAGCATAAGCATCCATATAAAATTCTAATTCTGCATATCTATTTGTTGGTAATGTTCCACCACTAACTATACTAATATCATATTTACCAACTGTTATATCATTAACAACTTGTATTTCACCAGTTTTATCATCAACTAATTTCTTATTAATAACATATTCATTTATAGAGTTGTTTGGTTGAATAACTCTAAATATTTTTTGTGTGCTATATAATTGTTGCATTAAAGGAATAGCAACCTCTCCTACTCTACATAAAACTGCTTCAACATCTGCTAATTTTGATTTTATTTTTCTTTGTCCAAATTCATCTAATGCAATTGTAGCTTTATATGTTTCTGGAGCCACAGAAGCATTTCCTTGCATTAGTTCATATAAACCTAATTGATGGTCAATATCAGTTTTTGCTGATTGTTCATTAGCATATAATTCATTTGGCAATGGGCTTGGTTGAACTGAAACTGGAGGCCCATCTGTTGGGTCATAAGGTATAGCAACACCTGGTTGAGCCCATTTTTCTTCAAATTCTTTCATATCAACACTACCTTCAGGAACTAATATTTTAGTATTAGTACTTGTAGTAGCATGCGCTATTATTAAAGAACGAGTCTTATTTATATACTCTTGTAATCCTTTTACCATTCTTACATCTGATGTAGGATAAGGTGTTCTTGTGTGTAAATTACACATAGGAACAACAGGATAGTCTTCTATAGGTAATATTCTAGAATAAAGTAAAGTTTCTCCTATAATTATACATTGCTTTACTCTTTTAGCCATTATCTTAACAACTTCAATTGCACCTTTTAATATTAAATCTTGAAAAGATACTTGTTCTACTTTTATTTCAGGAATACCAGGGTCAGGAAGTTCTGCTTCAACAGGATAACCAGCTTCTCTCATCCCTTGTTCATCAACAGCCTGTTGTTTCATTATAGCAACTTGTCTTTGTTCTTCTAATTGAAGTATTAATTGCTGCGCTTGTTTTTCTTCTGTAACTATATTTCCTTGTATTATCCAAGCAGGTCTTTTAATATATTGATTAAATTCGTCCTCTTTTAATAAATCTTCTTTTCCAGAAAACTTTTCAAAAATTCTCATTCTTGGGACTTCTAATTTTGTATATCTTTCATATCCTCTAACATATTCGCTTTGTTCGTGCAATAATCCTACATCTTCTGGAAAGAATACTTCGTTTTGATTGTAGCTTCCAGTTTCTGGGGAGTTAAAATCTTGCTCTCCATTAGCTTCATCTATCTCTTTTTCATATTTAGGATACATTTTTTTAGCTTGTTCTCTGCTAAATAATCTAGAAACTATAACATTTTCTGCATCATCAAAAAATCTATTTCTACTATTTGGGTCTACATATACATCAAGTGGGTCTATATCATGCATACATACTTCTCCCTTACCCATGTCTTTTTCAGGGTCTTGATATACATTTATATAGCCTAATCCCATTACATAGTAATCATCTATAGCCTGTTTTATAACAGTTTCACCATCAGATATATCATACATATAAGAGAGTAAAGCACTAAGTACTTGAGCTGTTTTGTTATCCGAATCTTCTCTAGGAGCTGCTCTAAAAGAAGGTCTTTTAGCTGTAAGCATTGCTTTAGCAGATTCTACAGCAGGATGTATCCTATTTATAACAATAGGAGCTTGTCCTCGAGATTCGAGAACACTAGCTTGTTCTGCACTCCACTGTCTACCTAATCGAAATTCTTTATCTTCTTTTGCTTGTTTAGCCCAAGCATCTCGCTTTTTACTATAATCTTTAAACAACTGAAGCGTTTCAGTTACTATCTTAGGTTGTTTATTTTCTTCCATTTCTACCTATTTTTCATCAAGTTAATATACGACTATAATGTCATCCAATCAAGCTTTTTCTTCGCATTTAGTGTATTTTCATCAATTTTTTCCCATTGTTTCTTTCTAGACGGTTTAGCCCCATATAAAGCTGTCCATATAGCATCCATAACATCATCATGTTTTCCTCTAGGATAAGAAAGAAATTCTTGTTGAGCTATATTGTCTTGTGGTCTAAAGTAAAAAGTACCTTTTGCAAATAATGGAACAAGTGATAATAATCGTTCGCTCTTACGCGTTCGTGGCTTTACCCCTTTTTCTAAACCAGGTATGTATAAACTTTCTTTTAACATTAACTCTCTTACAGCTGTTCTTAAAGCTTCTTGATAACCAACAGTTTCAATCATCATTCGTCTAGGCCTATACTTCTTAAAAACTTCAATAAGTTTTCCAGGCTGTTCTGCTGGAGATATTCTATCCCTAAATATATCAATGATGTACTTATTATTATCATAATCAATACCAATTGTAGTAACAACAAAGTAATCAGCAGTGGAAGAAAGGCTACTAGCAGGGTCAACTCCACAATAGACTTCAACTGGTTTAATTTCTTCTTCATCACCTTTATTCCTTACTAGACAATTTTGTCCATTTATTCTTTTATAATCATAATGATGCATTTTTATCCATTCTGGTTTGAACGGAGCCATATCAGGAGATTGTGCTATATTCATATACTCTTGATAGAAACCATTTAAGTTTCCTACAGAAGCAAATTCTTTTTTTATTTCATTAATTCTAGACTTTGGAAACCTTTCAGGCCATATACTCTTTTCATCTTCATCCCATATAGAGAACCATAGCGTATGCCATGCTGGTGAGTCTTTTGCCCAATATAAAAAACAATCTTCAGATATTACCGTACCAATCATAGCTATTTTACCTTCATCAGATAATGATGGTATTACAGCTTCAGTTACCCACTTTCTATTTTTAGCTCTTGCTTCTGGAGTAAATGCATTTAACTCTGATTCAAAGTCATCCACTATAATAAGATTAGGTCGAGTATCGCCTTCGATAAATCCCCTAACTCTTTGCCCAGTACCAACAGCTATAAGTCTAGCTCCATTAGCTAATACAATATCATTATTAGTCCATCTTCTTGCGGTATTAGGACCAAGGTCTCCAAATATATCTGCAAATTTATCCGAGTGCGTTAAATGGTATTTAATACGAGATAAGAAGTTTATAGACTGAGTTTGTGATTCAGATATTATAACAATAAATAAATCTTCATCTGTCTTTTTAAATGCTACTCTCCATAAAGGGAAGATGAGGGTGGTAACGGTAGACTTCGCTGTACCACGAGGAGCTGCTATTAACACCCTCCTTTTTTCGTCGTTAGCTAGATAAGAGTACACATCTTTATGAAAGGGTGGTGTACTCTTTCTGAGGGCTGTAGGGAAGCAGTGCCTTCCGAACAGCGCCATATTATTACGAAGCTTTTTTAAAGCTTGCATTTGACTATATTGTTCTTCGTAATCCACTATTCTTCCTTAGTAGTAACTTTAGTTGCTATAAGCTTGTCCTCTTCTTCTCTAAGCTCATCTATAAGCTTAGTATTGCTTATAGCTTCTAATTTTTCTGTAGTCTTAACAAGTTGTTTTTCTTTCATACCATGCATACCTTGTAGGTTTTCTACAGCACGCATAAGATTAGTAACATCTTTTTTATCCTGAGCCATTTCTATAACTTTAGCAAATAACTCAAGAGTATAAGTTTTATCTAATCCATGGTCGGTTAATAAATCTGCAAGCTCTTCTTTTATCATTTTTTCAAACACCTCCGTTTTCATCATTCGTTTCCACTTTTTAAATTCAGTGGGTGTGTAACTACCAAGAACCATATCTAATGCTAAATTATAGTCCCATGTAACAGAGTAGGCTTTAGCAAGGTTTTTCATCATATCTTGCTTAGATTTAACCTCTAGCATAGGTTTGCCAGACATTGTGGTATTAGTTTTCCTACCTGATACCTTTAATTTTTTAGAAGCATACTTAGGATTAAAGAAAGTGTAACCCCATGGAAAGCGAAGATATATGTTGTCTTTATTATGATTTGATGGATATTCTCTCCTATTAATAACTTTAGCAACATAGTCATCATCAGAGATAGCATATTGCCCCACGTCAGCCATTTTCCAGTAGACATAATTAATTCCTTTTTTATCTGCTTCTTCTTTTCTATAAATCGTATATGTTGTAAGACCCTTATCTTTATGGTCTATATTTACTGTATACATTATCTTAATTCAAAATGTGGAAAATCATCAAAGTTATTGTCATCTACTTCAAAATTCATATTCCAATCTCCACCCCATCTAAGTTTTATTCCCATAGATTTAGCAATCCCAAGCACAAAACCAGCAAAAAGATGAAAACGTTCCCTATCATCCCAATCAATAGGATAAGGGACAACATCAACAGCATTACTTGGGCTAGCGTTGTGACGACCGTTCGGATATTTAACTTTTGTTTTACCTTCTTCAAATAACTTATCTTGTCTTTCAGCACTTCTATGCCCCTCCAATACTGAACAATCTACATGTTTAATTACTTCATTTAACACCTTTTTTAAATCAGGATGTATATTTTCCATTGCTTTTTTTGAACGACTACCAAATTTGTACACTAGTTACCCCCATTGTTTATTGCGTCTAATAAAACATTTACTACTTCATCTTTTGTTTGAATACCAGGTATACTTAAAGAGTAATCATACTCTCCTCCCCCTATATGTTGAGTCTGATGTTTATATCCAGAATAATCCCCATATTCTTCAGGATTTGCTACAGACAATTCATTCCAAAGATTTGAAATTTCATCATCATATCCCAACCAAGGAGCTAAATCTCCTTGCGAATATTCATGAAAATCTATTGCATCCATATTTGATGGAATATGGTCTTCTGTAGGAGCTCCAGCAATTCCTTCGTATATCATACCTAAAGGATTAAATTTATAATCTTCTCCTCCAAGCATTTCAGTACCAGTTGAAATTCCTTCATTTACAATAAGAGGTCGTACTCCATAATTATAAAGAGCTTGACCTCCTCTACTCCATAAAGTATTTGCCCCAATCATTGGCCCAAGACCTCCTGTAGCAACAAGTGAAGCTAAAAAGGTTGTAAATTCACCTGATGGAGAAGCAAATGTAGGTTTTTGCAATCCAAATGTATTTCCTGGCCTGCCAATCATATCTGCATAATCATTTGACCAATCCATATCCCACTGGCTCCAATATTTACCATCTTTTTCTCCAGTATAATACTCAGGACCATCTAATGATTTAGTAAGTGGATAGTTTGCATTATATTCTAAACCAGTAGAAGTATCTAAATAATTAGCACCACCAGTACTATGCGTTGTGTAAGTTTTTGTATGTTCAAAAGGATAAGTAGATGTATCTAAATTTCCATTTCTATCAACAGGAACTTGATAGTTGCTACCATCATCACTATACATTCTATATTCCCACCTTATAGAAGGGTCTTTTGGATTTTCCTGATGTTTATCTGCATCAGCAGGATGAACAGCCCACATTCTAACTCCAGACATTTTAGAGGTATATGCTGGATGGTTCCATTGGTTAGCATACTTCTGATAGTCTTCAAGAGTATTATCCCAATGCCCATGTTTATCCCAATCTATGTCTCTGCTTTTGTTTCTATGAACTTGACCATCATATATCCTACCACTTTTCCCTACAATACTTCCATCTTCATTTCTTAAAGGTTTTGAATCTGAATACATATCATCTGCTCCAAATTCACCAGTTTCTATATTAGGTATTACTTGATTTCCATACTCTCCTTCTACTGATTCTGGTGAATCTTTAGCTACAAAACCAAGAACACCTTCTATTGCATTTTTTTCTTCAGTTGTAACACCTTTTTTTTCTGGATTTACGTCTAAATCTTTTTCATTTATAATATTATTAGCATGGTTTGCTACATCATTTATAAGATTACCAGTACTATCATCACCATCGATATTATCTAAAATCTGTTGTAGTATTTCATCATAATCCAAACCTTCTATTAAGTCTTCATCGTATTGATTGCCATCAACACTGCCTCCATATGTAAGAGCATCGTTTTTCCAAGTTGAAAAAATATCTGAAAGAATAAAGTTAGTTATAGGATTTTCAGGTAAAGATTTGGTAAGAATATCATTTAATTGAATATCGTATTTTATTTGTTGCTGATAATCAGAGGGAATAGACGAATCGTCTATAACAGTTTGAGTTATTTGGTCAAAAGTTTCACTCACTTATAGTCCCACATTATGGTGTATCTCCTGTAATTGTTGGACCGCCATCAGCAGGTCCTGTACTTGAATTATTATAATTAGAAGAATCTTCCATAGTAAATGTTCTATCTACTCTCAATAATTCTATCTTTCTAATCCTTACTTTATGACCACTTGTTGAACTATCAGGACCAATAGCTATATCTAATTGAGTATTTGTTGTAGTAAATTCCCAAGTTTTATATATGTGAGAATCAGTTGAAATGGCTGAGGCTCCTGAATTATAGTTTGTGCTACCTCCACCTGAATTACCTATAGATACTTCTACATCTGCATCTGTATAAGACTCATCTGTATCATAAATTTCAACAGTAAGTTGATACTCTACTCCTGATGTAACTACTACTTGAGCCCTCATTGTTCCTTTAGAAGAAGCGGTATTTGTAATTTGTAAACCTGTTTCACTGTTATCAGTTTCAATAAGAGCAGTACAATTATTAGCAGTAAAAGCTGAATTTGCTACTACATCATATCCATCTCCACCTGTAACTGCTGCACTATCATTTACAAAATTCAACATAGTATTATCAGTATTATAACAATTTCCATAATCATTACTACCAGGACTTGCCTCATCATTAGTAAATGTTTCAGTCATAAATCCATAAGAAGGATTTTTTATATCTTCATCTCCATCACCAAATCTACCCCATATAGTTAGATAATTAGAACCTGTACTCCAAGAATTATGGTCAAAAGGTTCTCTACCATTATATACTGTTTTAGCCATTTGATTATCAAACTTTACTTTATAACCTGCAATATCAGACATATGCCCATAAAATGGTTGTGTATTAGAAGCATTTATTGTAACATTAGCACCAATATCGAGAGGAGTTTGGTCATCTATATCTGCAGCATTAGAACTTGAAGTTCCTCCATTATATGCTACTGTTTGTGGAACACCATCAATCCAAAGTAAAGGGAATAATTCATTTGCTGATGTGTTATCTAATTCTGTGTCATCAGCAACTGAGTTTCTTTGAAAAGACATAATTACATGCTTCCACTTTCCTAACCAATTATCCTTATGGTCTAATATTCCTATTGTATCAGAGTTTCCTGTATTATATCCAAGCCTCCAACTACTACCTGAGGAGGCAAATAATAAACCAGGATTAGTTCCTACATTCCAAATTCTTTGAGTGTGGTTCCATTCAGAATGCAATTTAAACCAACAACATATTGTATTCCATTCTCCATCTGCTTTATTCCAAGTATCTGCAATAGGAGAATTAAAATGAAGACTATCATTTACTCCATCAAAAAACATAGAATAGTAGTCTCTGAATTTATCACCACCTAATACTACTGATTTTCTGCTACCTAGCATTAATCTTGGATATAACCTATTTTAAGCTTTAAATCATCATCTGCAGTATATGTTACTGCACTGCCTCTATTTACCGCTGATATCCATATATTTCTTGTAGTATCAGCAGATTTAATAGCAAGACCAATATTGTCTTTTTGAGCTACTTTCCATGCTACACCATCAAAATAGTTAGAAACAGTTACAAAACCTAATATAGCTTCTGGAACTGCCCCATCTGCTGCGTCTATTGGAGTACCAGCTGCTCCAGTAGCATCTAGCGCACCATCTGTATCCATAAACACAATATCCATAGTTGCCCCTTCATTATCGTCATCTAGGATAGTTATAGACTGTATAATAGCTGTTCCACCCTTCTCAGACATAAAGTCTACTAACCCTTTTGCTTGAAATATTACATCATCTGTAGCACAAGCCGCTGTTGTAGTTGTAGGTGTAACAGAGAAAACCTTAGTTTTCATCTCATTTAGCCTATTATTGTTAGAACCCATACCAGGACGGTCTTGAGTAACCGTGGTTCCTGCATTTGTTATTGTTAATTCACTCATATCTTCCCCAATTGTTGAAATTATATAATTTTTATCAACTTAATATACTAAAGTCAGTACTATATTCCAAACTATTTATTAAATATAGGTCAATTAGAGTGTGTACGACCTATCTCTTACCTAGGATAGCAGTAACTAACCAAGTTACCGTTCAAGAGTCTGCCTAATTTAGTATCTCCTTTGAAAAAAAACAAGAAAAAAATAAAAAAATTACCAATAGGGGTCCCATTTAGCAGGTGCCTCGACGATAAATCCACTTATTAGGTTGAATTTTCAAAAAATTAGACCGAGAATGCGTGTGGGAGAGATACGTGGAACCGCACCCGTTCGATTTCGCCCTATGGCATCCGCCATAGGTTGAAACCGCACATATATCACAGCATAGGCTGTGATAATGTACCACAGGCTGGGCTCTCTGCCCCCGCTCACAGTGCAAGCACTGTGTTTGCATATCTTTAACTAATCGATTAATTATTTAATCAGAAAGCGAGCTTTCTAATGAAAGAAGTAATGCAATTACTTAAATCTATGCTATCCTCTACGGGTAGAATCATCTTATCAAAGAGTGGTAAGGGTTTCAACCTATTTGGTCTCAACCCTGACACTCTTGATGTCGATGCTATAAATGAACTACTCTCTTCGCAAAATATTGCGATGAAAGCAGTACATTTCCCCGCAGAGGATATTCCACCTACAAAACCAGGTGAATCTTGGACAACCAAAGATGAATCAGTTTATGTTGGCCCACCATCAGAACTACCTAGTAGTTCCGATGATGAACTAACAAGCCTGATGTCATCTTACCAAGATTAACCCTACTTTGTAGGTTAGATTAGGCCTAGCTTATGCTAGGCTTAATCTTTAATTGTAAGTAAATAACAGCTAGTATTTGTGTATTACTACACATAAGCATAAATTAAAAGGGATTA